TTGTGTAAATGAAATAACCTTGTGTAAATGAAATAACCTTGTGTAAATGAAATAACCTTGTGTAAATGAAATAACCTTGTGTAAATGAAATAACCTTGTGTAAATGAAATAACCTTGTGTAAATGAATAATAACATGTATGTTTTTCTATAACAACACAAAAATAATGACTATACAGTCATGTTGGACGCATTTTCAATAATATCATTTACTAGCCGAATATTTTCAGGCGAATCTACATTCAATGTATGTGTTATTTGATTATTATGAATGCGATATAGTAACAATGTTTCTTGCATTGTATACACAAATTGGTATTTTTTTAATATTCGCGCTAATAAATCATAATCTTCATAAAGATACAAAATTCGCACATCATCCGTTCTATATTTTCCAACAGCTTCAATTGCCTTTTTTCTATAACACAATGTAGGATTATTCATATACCAAGTATACTTATTATCAAATAAGTCTTTCCATGTCATTATATTTGGATGTCGTGTTTCATGCATAAAATATTTTTTTTTATCATCATCTACATCATTTTTAAACAATTGGACATTTGTACCGCAAAGAACAACATTCGGGTTTTTTTTCATGAAGTCTATTTGTTTTTTCATACGATCAAACAACATAATATCATCAGAGTCCATTTTGAAGACAATATCATTGGTACATAAATCCAATCCAATATTTGATGATTTTGCAGTTCCCAAATTACATTCAGTTTTTTCATATATTACTCGTGTAAAACGAGACGATTGTTTAAAAGAACATAGTAATTTCTCAAGTTCTCTACTATTTTCAGCGGTTGAACCATCATTTATCCATACCAATTCAATACCAAAATATCCATGTTGACATTTAATAGAGTCTAAGCATTCTTTTATATGAAAACGATTTGTATTATAACTAGTAATTAAAACAGATACCCATTCTGTTGGTGTAAGTAATTCGTTTGGTAATACAACATCATTCATAGTATCATAATTCTGTTTAGCTGTACCCCATTCTTGATATGCATATACTTTTTTATGACCTTCATAGTTAGGACCAGTAAAATGTATAGGTAAAAAACAATGACTTGGATATATAGAAACATCCGTATATTTACCAGTATCTAACATTCTTGTTAGTAATCCTGGTCCAACACTGAACCATGCACGTGTTTCCATAATTAGTTTTGCAGATTCTTTACTGTTTATCCATTTTATAATATCGAAGCATAAAGGGTGTTTTGCTATAAAACCCATTGTCCCTGTAGCAATCAACCCTGTACGAACATTCTCATTTTCAAATGTCGCAAAAGCTGTTTTGTCACAAAAATATTCGTCAAATGGTTCAATACAAATAGAGTCTGCATCTACAAAAAATCCGCCATATTTATACAAGATTTCCCATCTAATAATATCCGCTTTTCCATTTATTTCGCGAATCATATTAACTTGGTCTAAACAAGTCAATTCTAAATTGCGTTTTTGTATTTCAGTTTCTGTCCAAAGAATATATTCAAAGTCGGGATGTTTTTCTTTCCATGTATTTAAAAGATTAATAGGTGCAGGTTTTGGTCCTATCCACAATTGGTGAAGTATTTTAGGTATAATCATATAATATTATTATTATATGATTTTTATACTTTTTTTTGATATTCTATTAATTTGAAAGTAATCCCGATCTCAGTTTGATTTTCCCAAATTCCTGAAATTTTTATATAGAATGATTCTGCTTTTTTTTGAATAAAATGTGATTCATTATAATCCTTGTAATATTTTATGTATCCACTTTGCAATTGATTTCTTAAATTAAAAATCATATTTTTTCCCTTGTATTTTTCTATATTATTTGTACTCATTTCTGTATATAAAGATTGCGATTTCATTGTCATTGTACAATCATGTAAATAATACTCGTAATAATAAAATAACAACTGCTTCTCAATATCTATTATTTTTTGTATAACTTCCTTATTATTAATTATGTCTAATTGAATAATATTTTTTGATTGTATTTTATTTGTCATTATATTTTTTAATGGAAAATCAATATATATTCCATTCATAGACATGCAATTGTTTGAAAAAACAATTTTTGTAAAGATACCATCTATTATAATATTTGTTTTTTTATCTGAGAAATATATGTTTGATAATTTAATATCATTTGGTTGCAATAATATATTCATTTCTATAGTAATAAATATATTTATTTTATATCATTTTTTCATATTCTTTATGAATCTGAATTTGTAACATTATCATGTACATTATCATCTGATGCTTGTGTATCTATTTCATGATCGGTTTCTACGTTCTTTTCATTTTTTGCATTTGTCAATCCTTCATAACTTCTAAAATTAGAAAATATTATGACTAAATAAAAAACAATTAAGGCAACTAAAATAATAGTTTTTAGAGTAATTTTCATTATGGAATATATATATAAATACTATATAAAAATGTCATCAAATTATCCAATCGGTTTTCCACCAAAAATGGTTGGTTGGAAGGGAAAATATTTTTATCAAGTGATTGCAACCATACAAAAAAATAAAAATACGGCTAAATCTTTTGGTATTAAGCAATTGAGAAAAGCAATGCCCTTAAAATTATACCGTAAAGAAATACACAATGTATCTAGTCAAACTTATCCAATAAATTGTAATCCGCGCATATCTACAAAAATAACTGATATGGATATGCCAGGAAATACAATAGTAACCGAAACATCAAAAACCTATTCAAATGGTTTAGTAAATACTCTAGATATAAATCAAACTACTTTATCTGCAGAAAATGGTTCTTGTAATACAATAAATAATTGTTTCTCGCCTGCATACAATGCACGAAAACGCGTAAGAAGTTCAGGTATGATTCCTAGAAAATTTGATAAGAACAAAAACAATGATACCTACAGTACCAGTACACAACAATATTTAGTGTCAAGAAATAAAACAATCAAACAAAATGAATTCCACTACATTCGCAAGGGTAGTTCTGGAATTATACCTGGACCGGGATTAGGCTCTTCAAATATTTATTCGCCTAGTGGATTAAGCCATTGTTATCAACCTATGATATCAGTAGCAAATAATAACAATACATTTTCATATAGATGGTTTGATGGAAGTAACTCATATAACTATACTGTTGTAATACCAGATGGTCAATATGATCCATTTTCATTAAATACGGTTTTTCAATCCGCACAGTTACAAAACAAAACATATATAAAATCACCATCAGGTGTGAATGTTTATTTATTAGCAATTAGTTATGATACAACAGCACAATCAATAACATTAATTGCAAATCCAACGTCTTCTGCATCTCCTAATTATTCTGGGTATACAAAACCATCAGGTGCGGCATGGATTTGGGATGGTACAAATACAATTACCCCATATTTTACAATTTTAAATAACAAATTTGCGGATTTATTAGGGTTCTTACCTGGTGAATACTCAAATGGTGCAAATAATACTTCTTTTTGCGGACTTATATTACCAAATTATGTTCCATTATATTATAAACCAAACAATCCAGAATTTGCAGTACAAGGTGCAGTTGAATCAAGTTCTCGTATTCAAAGACTAAAATATGACACAATTACACGAAGTGCCGCATTAATAAAATCAGCATATGGAAGCGCCGCCGCGAATGCACTTGCATATGGGGTATCTGAACAAGCATATACATCGAAGACTGTCGCAGGCGATAAAGTGATATTCACACCTGTTATAAATCCTAGAAATGGAAAATTATGCAAAAAACGATTTATATATAGACGAAAATAAAAGGATTATTCACTTGTTACATCCACATTACCATTTGATAAAAAAATATTAGTAGGCGTATTTAATATATTATATGAAATATTATATCTAATACACCAATTCATTGATTTTTCTATATTCATCTTTATAAGGGACTCTATTTTTTCAAATTTCGTTTTTGTTTCCATTAAAGATAATGTATAATATATATTTTGGACTTGTTTTTGCCCAAATATTGCATTATATTCTTCTATTTTTTTTATAAAAAAATAGGATATATCTATATTTAAAAATCGATGTGTATTTGTTTGCAATTCTACCATAGATTCAAAACATTTCAATATATGCACATAAAAACCAGCATGATTGTTGTATAAAAACCCGCTGCATATAATATATTTCTCTGAATTTGCATATCGACTTGTATTTGGTTTCATAATATATACTTTTTCATAAAATGATGATAAAATATATAAAATATCAATAGAGTGCTGCATGAAACAATCGAATATTTTCAAAATAAAGGTACCTTTATATTTTTGTAAACATAATGCATACGCTACTTGTGCAAATAATAATTTACCAATAGCGCATTCTTGTTGATTAAAGTCAATAGAAAAATCAAACCCACCATCTGCTGTTATTAAATCCATTTTTGATGGATATTTTTCGGTTACATATTCAAAGTTTTTTACAGATAGTATATTTCCCGTACCATCTATCCCATTTTCCAAATATACATTTGGATTTGCTTTCAAAAAAATATCACTTTTTTTCCATGCTGGAATATTCGTATCGTTTTTGTTTTCGTCTAATAATGTCATCCCATAATATTTATCTTCTTTACAATTTCGTAATTTCGCCAAGGCTTCAATAAATCCACCTGGCCCCTCTGCAAGATGAAAGCTACAAATAGGATCTTGAAAATGAATATGAAAAGTATTTATCATTTCAACCATTTTGAAAAACGAGCGTGAAAGGGGCTTATATTTTGATACCGATTTCTTTTTTTCAGGAACAATCGTATGAATATACTCATATGGATTTGTATATTTTTTATATATATTCCACTGTTTTTCATTGGTGGTAATCTTTTCCTTAATATTATATAAATAATAAGCAAGTGATTGAGAAATTACATTCGGTGGTATTCCATCTATGTCTTGATAAAAAATATGTTTGTATAAAAAATTATATGTTCTTGGTAATAAGTAAAATGTCATGGTACTAGAAAAAACAATGTATATATGTTTATATTCATTGTTTTCATTATATTTTACTATTCATGTATATGTTACAATATTTTTTTTCTTTATTAATTTTTCTTTATATTTTCTCTATTTTCATCATATTACATATCTAACACTTCCCAAAAACAAATAATGCAAATAATAAATATTGTGGAGTATACACCTTTTTACATTTCAAACACCGATTATATTTGATAATTATACCTAGAGGCAAAATTATCAATATATAAAGGCCATTTATCGGTGAAAAGGTCTAAAAATTCGAAGATACTGAAAGGGTACAATATATAGTGTTACTATTACTATTCGTTGAAACTGGCTAATCTACAAGGATGTAAAAGGATTATCGTCTTGCACTTCTGAAAATATCTGTGGTGCAGCTTTTTTCAACTTTGTTCTCATTTTTGTCTTTTTAATTTCACCACGAACTGCAGGTTGTTTCTTGATTGTTTTTTCAAATTCTTCTTCTATTTCATTCATATCAATTGTGGTTTCAATAGTTGTACCTTTTAATAACATTTTTGATACCTTACTTGCATCTACATGAGTTGTTTTTTTGAAAATAAAATATCTATTCAAAAACGATAATGATTTTTCGGGAGATGACATAAAGGGTGCCTCTTTATAATCACTTATGGTGCGTGGATTTTGTTTGATTTCATTTTTCATAAAATCATACAGCTCTGAAAATAGACCACTGTTATTAGGCAACCCAATTTGATTAGCTTCATCTTTTGTTATTAACACAAACCCGTAGTTTGATAATACTTCTGTCAAATAGTTAAAATTAACTAAATATTCGCGTGCAACATTATTAATACTTTCTTGATATACATCAATAGCATAACCAAGAGAAGTATCGTCATCTGGGAAACCAGTATCATTATATTTTTTTATGATTTCGCAAATTTTTACACGATTTCCATTTGCATCATTTGCCAAAAATGTCACACTTTCACTGTCTTTCTTTTTATTCAATATCTTGAAAATCGATTTGCCATCATAACAAGTACCAATAAAGTATCCATTTATTTTTGTACATTCTGCTAAATTACGTATGAATCCATGTAATCGTGTTGCATTTTCAAAGAAATAATGTAATGCAAATTGACACGAACTTATATTAAAACCGTTTTCACCAATTCCATATCTCGCAACTGTACCTTTACCAATAATAGTAGCATCTTTTGGACCTTTTCCAAAAACTGCATTTGCAACCATTTTATCTTTACTATTACTATCTCCTACAAATGATTTCAATTCGCGAATATTTACACCACTATCACCTACTACAAACAATGCTGATGGCATTGAATGATTATCACGGCGCAAATTCAAATATCTTGCACAAGCGCCTCTCTTTTTGTTATGAATATTTTGATGAGATATATCTATTCCAAACACAAATGATAATCGACTTGATATCCATTTTGATAAATCACCTGCCATTCCTACAGCATAATCTATCAGCGTATCATTTTGATTAGATACCCCCATTATCAATTTTTTTTTCACAAACAAATTGTGAAAATCACGTAATCCTTGTGTATTATTTTGATTGTTTGTCTTATAATACACACCTTCTTCAATTAAATCAGGTATATTTTCACCGGTAGTAATCATTTCCATTGTAATAGGATAATGAATAGAGCGCCAATTACTGTTTGCAACGCGATATGCGTTACCAAATTGTTTTTCACCATTTCTAAGTTTTTGTGTTTTATCATATCTAACCCTCATGGGTATCCAACGCATATCTATTGGCATATTACTATCATATCTAAATTCAACAATAGTAGAATCTTCGAAATAATCGCCTTCTTCCGAAACCATCAATAAATTAGATCCATCGGTTTGCAATTTTATTTTCGATATATATGCATTCACATCATATGGATCAGTTGGAATAAACAATTCCGGTCTATAATCATTCCGTTTTTCATTAGAAGTTGTTTTCGTAGTAGGTGAAGGAATATTATCATTTAATAAATCTTGGTATGGATTCATATATCCATCTTCTTTTTCATTATATCCACACATCAACTCTAGTGTTTTGTATTGTTCAATATTCTGTGTGCCGCTTGTATTGATGCCGTTTTGAAAAATATGTATAACTTCATCTTTGCCCGTTTTATCTTTTTTAACGGTTACCAAGAAATCAATAGTATTTTGTTCAACCGGTTTCCATTTGAAAGATAATTCCCAAGTACTATTATTAATAGGACCTACTAGACCAGGTCCTGTACCACCTACACCCGTATTTGAAGGTGTGAATATCAATCCATCTGTATGATATTTAAATATATTGTCTTGAACTTTTTTAAGTATATTAGAACAACATTCAAATACATTTTTGTCAGTAGATACTACTTCAAATTGTTTACATTGCACTAATAATTTACACGAATATTCCATTTTTGGTTTGGTTTTTGAGATTTGTCCAGATTTTGCATCAAACCAGTACTTTTCGCCTTTTTTATTAACATGCTCTTTCCAATGAAATATTTTTTTTTCACCAACAATAGATGACGGTTTCAAAAGACCAACCAATTTTTGCAATATAGGCAATCTATAATTATTCTCTAGCTCACCTTCCATCTCTGGATAAAACATTTTTTCACGGAAACTCTTCTTATTCACATAATACACATCAAATGCAGCATACAAATTATATGGACTTCCGTTTTTATCATACTTTATATGTTCACCATCAATAATACTATTGAAAATCGTTTTTTCATCTGTTTTCATGCCTGTAAATTCAACATTGAAATTGTTGTCTATCAAATAGATACGACCATCTTCGTGAATAAACAATAATTTTCTTTCACCATCTGCTTTTTCTGTAATAGTATAATGTTCCAATACATTACCATATTGTGAACCCTCTTTTTTTGGTAAAATATGTTCTCGTTGTAATGTAATTGAACCGGGACCTATAAATACAAAATTGGAGAATAGTGTTCGTTTATCGTTCATGTTTATTTTTTTGTATTCATAGTCTTTATCATCACGAATAGTTTTCATATAAGAATTTAATACTACATCACGCTCTGTAAAAGATATTGGATAAAAACATTGTTGAATACCGCACAAAACAATACGAATACAATTTCGCAAAACATCCATTATTTTATCAGGAGTATCATACAATGTACCATTTCCAACTCTTGAGTTATCTATTTCTAATTCAATTTCATATGTTTCTACATTAGTAAAAACACCGGATTCTTGAATTGTATATGTTGGAATAGGTACATTTGTTCCCATTGATTTAAAACGATCAGCACCACCATCAATGATAGTAGATGATGTTTTTGCAAATCGTTTTGATGAACGAACAATACTTACATCTGCAAAAATGGGCATATCAGGGTGTTGAAAACGCACACGATTTAGTAAACGGAATATTTTTTTGCGATCAGACCATGTATTGATAACGGATTTTATAAAAGGCACTTGTACATTAAAGGATTGTTCTAATTGGTAAGAAACGCGAAAATTCATATCAAACATATCAATTGGTCTTTGCCAGTTATCGTTCTTATCTTTTGTTGAACTTTTTTTTGTGAAATTTATTTTGTTAATTATATTAGATGTCATATCTGCAATTTTTTGTATGCTATTTGTTTTGCAATATTCTTGTATTAAATCAACCCCAACTATTTCAGCACGAATATTAGACATTTTCTTATCATCGGTAAGAGAGTCTTGGTAATTAATACGCAACATTTGAGAACCGTTTTGATTATCTGTATGAAAACCATTACGAAGGAGTTGTTTTACAACATTATCATAATTTATTTTAGATAAAGGACGACTACTTTGAGAATTTGTCCCAAAACGGATTTCAAATTCATTCTCTTTCCCATCTGAACGAAACATAGGATTACCATCAGCTAAATATTGCTTTATTCTATTATTGAATTCTTGTTTAGCTATATCCATTCGTTTTTTGTCATTTGCAATTATATCATCTTTTTCCTTGATAATTGTTTCGGGTTGTTCTAATTGTTGAGATTTCATATAAAATAGTATATAGTAAAATTATATATTATTTTCATTATAACACTGATTATAATCAATTTTACACCGATGAAGATTTGAAATGGGACACGTCTCCTTTGCTTAGCTATAGGGAGTTCCATTTCAAATCTTCATCGGTGTAAATGCTGTATAATAGCACCATTTGTTATTATTTTTATATTATAATATGTAAAAAATGTAAAAAAATACAAAGAATATAACATGTATTTATATTATACAAAATTGCAATAATGTATAATTTTATCATATAATTCTTGTTTTTTGCATTTTGTAGTATAATCAATCATCAAAAGGGTTGCAATTTCTTCTAATTCACATACTTTATATGTAGATATAGAGCGCAATGGTTTCATATAATGTTCTAAACATAACATCGTCTTTTCAATATTGGAAATATTGTCTTCTGTAACTGAAATATCAATCATATATTGTATTGATCCTTTAATGCCTTTATTTTTGAATAATACACATGTTTTTATAACCGATTCATCTGTACGATGAAAATCTAAATATATTTTTTTGGATGCATCTACTAATAATATACGAATATTATAAAATACAGAAAATCCAATTACACCCAATAATGTCGTCTCATTTTGAAATGACAAATACTCAGCTTGCATCTCTTGTATATTACCATTTGTAATTTTGTGGTTGGTAGATTTTAATAGTTTTTGATGTTCTTTGAAAAATACCATCATTTTTTGTTTTTCTTCTAATTCGCGGTTACCATATTTAGAACCTACCATTAAATATTCACTGTAACCATATACGAATATAAAAATACACCAAAAAATACTATCTTTCTGTTTTGGCTCTACAATGTCATTATTTGTAATAGCATTTGGATTTATTGTCGCACTTTTATTTGTAGATTCAGTTTTACTATTTATTTTTTCATTTACAATTGCATCCATTTCTAGTATTTTATTTTTATTTTCTTCAATAATGTCTTTTACATGTTTTCGCATCGAAGATTCGCAAGATAATCGGTCCAATTCATTCATTTCTACCCCTAAAAAAGGCGAATTTAATGAATTTTGGTGTAATTTGCTATCATCTATATTCATATCATGGATCACTTTCACAATAGGATTATGAACGATTTGTGATTTATCTACATGTACAAATTTATAAAAATATGGTTCTAGTTTCAATATATTGGTTGGAATATCAAATTTATTGTTTTCATAAAAAATTTGATAAAGTTCTCTATATACCATTTATTTTATTTGAATTGATTGTTTATTATTGGTTATAATATATAATAAAATCTCTCTATGTTCTTTCCATAAAAAAAGTATTTTTAAATCCCTCTTTTTGAGTTTCTAATGGTGTCAAAATTTGTTCTTGGTCTTGCACATACTGTATATAGCTATATATTTCATGTAAAGTTTTTTCACTCAAATATGACATGTTTACATAAATACCACTTTTATTTTCATTAATGGTAGTTGAACTATTTTTTATAATTTTTAAAATCTCAATTTGATGATTTTTGGGCCATGATTCTATTGTTTTTTTTATTGTATCTAAATCCATTATACAAACATAAGGATATATTTTTATATTATTTTATTATCTAATATCTAATATTTATTGTACAATGTCTACAAGTTTACCAATAGCACAAATATTAATATCATTCAATTCAAAACGAATACCAATAATACTTATAACTATTTTGCTATTTTCAACGACCTTTTCATATTTATGATTGTTTATATTATGATCACGAGCAACAAACATTGTAATTGGTACATTGCCTTTTTTATCAATGACTTCAGCATGAATTCCTGCCTTTGTAATTGTTTTACATACAGCCTCTACTAACATACCATCTACTGGATGGCATACCATGCATTCAAATGTTGTCTGAAATTCTACCATTCCTGAACTAACTTTTCCAGATGAATAAGTCAATACATGAACAGAATCAGGACGAATATAACCTTCCACAATACATTTTCCTTCTGTTTTTGAAATGATTAACCGTTCTAAATTTCGTTTTATATTTTTACCGACTTCAGTGATAGGTAATACAATTTTCATATTTAAAACAGAAGATATATAAGGTTCATATATAATTCGTTTTTCATCAGATACTTCTTTTTGCATTTAATTATATAATAAAACAATATATTTATATGACTTGTTACATTTATTTATTCAATTTTATAGCTTCCAAAAATAATATCAAATATAGGGAATAATATACAATAAAGCATTATATGATGAACACCATGATGCATGAAAAAACATATCAACCCATATCTATAACTTATTTCTTATACAATTCGTATATCTGTTATTTTCATTTCATTCGCCTGTTCTGGACCAAAAAAGAGAACCGACCCGTTTGGATTTTTTTTGCTATTTTCTTCGGTCAACCATCTCATAATAATTTCTAAAATAACACACAATTCAGGTTTTTCAATAATTGTTTCCGTGTATATACCATTCTCATTCAATACAATACCAATTTTTTCAGCAATTACCGGTTTAGAGGCATCTTCGCATTTCGCACCCTTGTTATTTCTTTTTTGCGTCATATCTTTTATTTTAAAAGTCATTTCCTTGCCTTTAAATGGATTTATGAACCCTATTTCTGTTTTGTTTATTCGTTCAATAGGGACATTAAATTTAGAAATGCGAGAACCTTTGAAAGATTCAATATCTGTGTATTCCGCCTGTGTCCATATAGTTAGGTTTTCACTATTTTGAATAAATAATACATTCGTATCACCATTTGATAGAATGATTCCTTTTTGGTTTTCCTCATTTTCAAGTAATAAGTTGTCAAAATACGATTTTATAATAATATCATATCCTGTTGAATTTTGATAATTATTAGAATAAATGTGTGATACGAGAACCAGTTTTATATTCATAGGCATAAAATCCAAGTAATGAAATAGTATATATTTATTCACAAGGTTCTCAGGTATTTCGTGGACAACAAGTAATTCTTTTATTGCCAAATTTGCATGTTTATACCAATTTTTATCAGATGCCTTTACTTGCAGATTTTTTACAGAAACGATGTTCATGGCTTCTTTTACTTTATCCAAAATATCATTATATGAATAAATAGGTTCTACTTGTTGCGATACTTCTATAGATCCTTCTATTACATTATTTTGTGGTTCTGTTATTCTTGGTTGAAATACTTTGATTTCTTTTGGCAATTCCATTTTTAAACTCGTTATTTTATAGTCAACTGGTACAGATCTTTCAAAAATAGTGGCAGATTCATCAATTATTTCATTTGGTTGGAAAATATAATATTCGCCTCTAGACACCAAATATCCTGCACGACCATACTTATCCGTTAATTCTTCTGTTTTATTGTTTATAAATCTCGTTAGTGCATAATAAATATGTTCTATTGGATATTTTTTAACAATATTTATGGAATTTATCAAATGTTCTCGTTTATACACACTTTTTTCTAAAAACAAATCGCGAATTTTTTTCATAATAATATCGGAATTATTTTTTACAAAATGTTCTTCATAAGTATTTGATATTTTTGCAGTATCAGACAATGCAGGTAATTCTTCGCGCTTTGTACATTGGAAACTACAATTGTCCATATAATCACATATATCTGTAAACGGTTTATCTCCAATATTGAATTTTACTGTTTTTCCGGAAGATACATGAATATTTATGTTCTGGTTTTGGACGATTTCTAGTAATTTTGATTCTGTGAAATTTGTTTGTGATATATTCAGATGGCAATCAATTGCAATTTCTTTTAATATTCTTGTAATACGACCAATTTGAATCGCTTTCTTTTCTGCACTTCTATATACATATAAATCTGCTGCCTCTTCATCTTTATCTAAAATTGTACCATGTAAATAGATTTCTACATTTCTTTCTTCAAATGGTAAATTGCAATGACTCAAATTACGAACACCACGACCAATAATCTGTTCAATACGATTCATGTTATACCATGGTTCTAATATATGAATTTGACGAATATTTTTGAAATCCAATCCTTCAGATGCGGCTTTTGATATTAATATTACCTTTACAAGTTCTCCATTTGTATTTTCTTTATTTGTAACATATTTGATATCGTCATTATTATTTTGTGAAAAATCTTTATCCCCTGTAATAATTACATATCTAGCAGGTTTAAAATCAGCAGAATTGTTCATTGTTTTAGGTTTCATGTTTATTGAATCAATAGCTTCTTTTTTGGATTTCAACAAATTAAAATTATGCGATTTTGTAGATGCATATCTTGAGAACCCCATTGATTCTAGTGCTAGTGCCATTGGTATTATACCTCCATCAATATATTGCGAATAAACAAGTATAATACCGGTAGATGGTTTTGATATAATATTACATATATTTGCAATTTTTGCACTATATTTATGTATATTTTCTGGTGCAAAGACATCACCATATTTTTTTGTAATAGTAGGAATATATTCAAAATCAAATCTTCTTGGTACTGGATCATAAACAGTCTTGTATTTCATAATAGTAGATAATCCTGTCTTTCCAATAATGGATTTTATAAGTTCTCTGTTTTCTTCTTGGTTAAATTCTCCTACTTGTTCTGCATTTTCTACCATTTTATCAAATTTAGGATTAGGGTATATCATGATAAGAGATTCAAGCGGTGCCAATAACATGGTATATCCAAAAGATTCCATGTTCTCAAATGATGGCATTATTTTTGTTCTACCTCGTTTATCTGTAATCGCGTTTGTTTTCAGTCCCAAATATTTCATTATAAATTGATACCCTTTTGATTGGTATTCACCAATTCCATTTTTGTATATTGGAATATATTGAAGTGGTTCTGTAATCTCTGTTTGGTTCATTTGTACAGACGGATAATTCATACCGATCAATGCATTTTTCTCATCAAAAGTAGAAGGATAAATACGATAAGGAAATATATATGGGTTTTCGCCGCGAACATAGGAGACATATCCTGTCAATTTACGAATCAATAAATCCTTTCCTTTATTTTCACCTTGTATAAAGGATCCATCATTATTGAAAACATCTTCTATTTTGATTAACCCTCTTTTATCGTTTGCATTCAATAGATTTACTAACCATATAATTTCATTATATGAATTGTACATGGGTGTTGCTGACAATAATAACAAACGCATGTTATCACTTTTTTTTGCAATCTCGTTTAATAATATAGATGTTAATTTGTTTTTATTAGCATCACTAATGCGGATATTATGGATTTCGTCAATGATAACTAGACGATTATTAAAATGTGCCTTTATTTTTTTTGTTCTCAAAATATTTCGGTCTGTTTCGCTTAATCCTGCATCTTCAGGAATAAAAGTGACCTTTTTTATATAATTTGCGAATTCGCCTTTGTCTCCCATAAAGACATAATAACTATTGATTAATGTTCGTATTTGAGACGAAATTTTTTCTTTTGTTAATCCTCTTAAATTAGTCGGGTTAATTTCATTCAATAGATAATTTCCTATACATGTACTCAAATTCCATTGTCCATCTGGAAGTATTTCTAGTTTGCGATCATCAAATAATTGCAAGCGGAAGTTATCTTGTACATTGGGTGATGCTACTATAATTATCTTTTTTGTAAATCCCATTTGCTTCATATATGCACGCATTTCTTCTGCTATACCGATAGCACTACATGTTTTTCCTGATCCCAACCCGTGATATAATAATAAACTATTGTAGGGTGTTTGAAAGGATAAGAAATTTTTTACAAATAATTGATGAGGCATTAATTCAAACTTACTATTGCATAACAAATCTGCTTGTGAACGAATATCAGTAACGATACCATCATATTTCGTATCTGCAAATTCTTGCCGTTGTGCGATTTTATAGTTAAAATCTGGATCATCTAATGTTGGATACAATTGTGAATTTGTAGTTTGCGACTGTAATAATTTATCATGTTCCATTTTCTCTTTTTTCAATAAAAAATTGTTTTTATCATTTGTTTTTATTTCTGCAGGTTCCAAATTGGGTTCCAAATTGGGTTCCACATTGGGTTCCAAATTGGGTTCCACATTGGGTTCCAAATTGGGTTCCAAATTGGGTTCCACATTGGGTTCTACAATAGTTCCAGATGACTCACTAATAAAGTTGCTTATTGTTTTTTCGGAATCGCTCGTCAAAACATCAATAGATTCTTTCGTTTTTTCATCTATCGTTTTTTCATTCAAATCATTATTTTTCTGTTTTTTGACACTCTTCCTTCTATCAGGTTTTATTCTATTATTATTTTCATCAAACAATACACCCTTTTTTTTATTACGCAAAGATCTTTTGTGTTTTATCAAATCATCACTCATTTTTACACATTTGCCTGTTTTTGGATCTTTTCTTTCACCAGGTGGACATCGTTTTATATCCATGTATTATAAGATTCTTACAATATATTGATAAAATATATTTATGCTATTTTGTATGCTACTAGACAATTATATATATTTTTGATTACATCTTTTTTTTCTAAATTATAATCACGAATGCAATCAATACATTCATTATATGTTTTCCATTCTATTTTACTCACTTCCGATTTATCAAATTGTTTCATATCTTTTATTGTATCATCTACTTTCATTAGATAATATTTGTGCTTGTATGATTTATAATTTGAACCCGTAAATATTTCTTCAAATGGTAGAACATTTTCAATATAATATAAAGAACTAGATGAATATCCAGTTTCTTCTGTAAACTCGCGTATAGCACAGTCTATATCTTTTTCATTATAGTTTCTACGACCTTTTGGGAATCCCCATTCAGCTTCCGTCCAATTTGTATATGTATTTGATTCGTTTACTAATTCTTCTAGTGTATATGTATTATTATGTGTCATAATTCCGTATTTAAGAGCATTAAATTTTTCTCTTGAAATATTTTCTTCATTTTTATATTGGTATGATAATTGATTGCTTGACCATAATGTATTCCATAATGTATCAAAATCATATTTTAATAGAGACCGTTTTTCATTTATTGTCATTTCTTTCAAAAGGTTCAAAATATACTCCTTGTTATAAATAGAATATTTACCCCGCATAAAATCCATAAATCCTAAAGTATCTTTTCGCCGTATCATTAAGAAACGAATCTCGCATGTTTTTGGATCTTTCGTAAATGCAATGATTCCAATACTTATAATAGACATTTTACATTGATGATAAGAATGGCCTATTTTACCACAATTGCTACAGTATGTATTCATATTACAATAAAACTATAATAATATAATCCATTCCTTCTATATAGTTTTATATATAGAAGGAATGACAACAAATGAATTTATAGATAAAAATACAATATTTCATTCAAATACATGGGGTCCACATTATTGGTTTTTTTTAATGACTTTAGCGCTTTCGTATCCAGATAATGTGAATGCAGTCGTAAAACGCAAATATTATGATTTTATATCAAATTTGCCTATATTTATACCAAACGACGAAATCGCAAATAAATTTAGTCATTTATTAGATAAATATCCTGTATCACCCTATTTAGATAATCGCGAATCATTTGTAAAATGGGTTCATTTTATTCATAATAAAGTAAATTGTTCATTGGGAAAAGAAGAAATTTCTTATGCAGCAGCGATTGAAACATATTTTGCAGAGTATACGCTCAAACCTATTTATCTATCTGAAAAAATCAAAGTAAAAAAATACATAATTGTAGCCATTTTTATATTTTTATGTTTGTTTTTTATTTATATATATTGGGAAAAATAAGTGTTTATATTTTTTATAATTATATATAAATGAGAGTTGAAATTATTATTTTTGGAATAACTGCATTATTAATCGCAAATCTATATACTGAAGGTAAATATTTAAAGTTGTTATTCAAATTCAAAAAGTATTATCAAATGATTGCAATAGCATTAGGAGCTCTTGTATTTTATTTTTTGTTAAAGAAAAATCCATTGTCTATGGGATCTATGTTATCAACAACAAATGAATATTTAAAGTATATGCCGCTTGATAAAAATACTACTAATATTTTGAATCCTATTCTTGATTTCACATCCAAACAGAATTTTTTCCAAGACCAATATGCATATGGTGGTCAAACACCTGTTCTACCTGTGCAACATATGAATATATCCTCCTATGAAAAAAAAATAATGACATCAGGCGATAAACAAACTGGTCAAAAAGTAAAACGCTCAGTGAGCGAAACCAAAAAAAAATTTGTTGCTTCCAGACAGGGTTGGAAATGTGGGGATTGCCAAGATCAATTAAATGCATGGTTTGAAGTAGATCACAAAATAAGACTTGAACATGGTGGAAGCAATCATGTGGATAATTTGGTAGCTCTTTGTAGAGATTGTCACGGGAAAAAAACGACTATAGAAAATTTGTAAATATATAATATACCTTCATTATATATTTATGAGCGAATCCATAATAGATACATATAGCAATTTCATAGAGAAATATGGAAAATATATAAAACCGATTGGGTCATACATAATTATTTCTCTAGTTGTTATTTTTTTATATTTTAAGATTAATTTAGCATCAAAGGATCCAAATGCATTCACTAAAAACTTTATATTGAACATTATTACTATTGTAGGACCAGTTATCTTGATATTAGGGTTAATTGTTACTATATCCTTTGAAGAAGACTTGAAAACCATTGTTATTTTTGGATCTATTTTGATTTGTGCTGTTATATTTATTGTTTTTTATTTTTTGAAAAAAGACATATCAAAATATATATTTAATCCTTATTTACTTTACATAATAGTGATTTTTTTAATACTCATTGGATTATCTATCATTTTTACAATTTTTTCCGGAACTTTGCGAAAACTATCTGGTTGGACCGGATTTATATCCAATTTTTTATTTTTTATTCCTTGTTTAATACGCGATTTAATTAAAAATCTTATACAAGAATACAATACATCATCTACTACTGTGTTTGTATTGTTTATTTTAGAAATTTTATTAATTATCATGTATTTTTTAATAGTTCCTTTGATCAATGATAAAACATTCCCTGAAAAAACAGTTATATATGAAGATCCTGTTATGTTAAATACAGAATTAGATATAAGTAATCATTTAACTGATAAAACGAGTTCCAATTTCAGTTTGTCAATGTGGGTATATTTGAATGCTTTGCCAAATACAAAATTGGGCTATACAAAAGAAACTACTATTTTCAATTATTCAAATAATAACAGTCCTCATGTAAAAATAACATATTTCAATAATGAAAAAGGAAGCAATGATTTTTTCATGTATGTAGGTTCTGAAAAATTCAACATTTCGCTACCTCTTCAAAAATGGAATAACTTTGTAATAAACTATGTAACCTACGATCCAGTTGAACCCACATTGTCACCTATAAAGCGAGAAACTTATCCAGATGGTTCTGTATATGTTGGTGAAATGAAAGAGGAAAAGAAAAATGGTAAGGGACAAATGAAGTATAGTAACGGCGATTTATATGATGGTGTATGGAAAGATGGCAAACAACATGGATTTGCAAAATTTACTTATGCAAATGGTACCATTGAAGAAGGGGAATGGAGTGAAGGCAAACAAAAATCGGTTGTTCACTATGATAAAACAGATGGAAAGATCAATAATATGAACAAAGGTTCTATTCAATATACCGATGGAAGCTATTATGAAGGCGATATAAAAGATGGCAAAAAACATGGATTCGGTAAAATTACAGATCCTGCAAATCCTAACAATTCAAAACAAGGGTATTGGCAGAATGATATGTTCAAGGTAAATGATGAAGGTGCTGCAGAATGGATAGAAACCAATGCAGAAGAACTACAAAATATCACTAGAAAAACATATACAGTAGATATATTTATTAATGGTAATTTAGAACGATCCTATACATTTAAAGAAAGCGAAACGCCTATTTTTGTAAATACAGATAGGATCATTATTGGCAGCGGATCTCTTGCAGATAATAGTGGATTGTATGGCGCTATATGTAATGTCGTCTATTACAAAAAACCATTATCACAATTATCTATTATTTATAATTATAATATGCTAAGCGTGCGCAATCCACCTATTTAACCCTTTCCCTCAACAATAATTCATATGTAAAAAATATATATGTATTGTATAAATGAATTATTTAATTATTATTTTAGCAATCATTGTTATCTTTTTAATATATTACATATATACCAAATTAACAGCTGTTCAAACTATCGGTAACAATATTGATTTAACACAACCACCGGTTGAAATCAAAAGCTCCACCATTTCTAACCCATATAGCTCAAATTATTCTATTGGTGTATGGATATATATAGATAATTATTCGCAAAATAGCCAAATAGGAAGATTTTTAATGTATGGAAATACTACTAATTCAGGTGAAAATAGTTTATTCAGTTTAAGAATGGATGATTACAAACCTATTTTGTATTGCGATGTATTAGTAAATTCGGCAACATCAACATCAAAATATAGTAAACAAACAGTACAATTAAATACAGAAAGTGAAAGTTTTCCTGTACAAAAATGGGTATATGTTGTTGTATCTGTATCATATGCATTTATTGAATGTTATATGAATGGTAGATTTGTTTCTGCAACCAAAGTAAATGAACAAGGATTGTATGTATCAACAGCACCTGCAAGTGCTGACAAAAATTCTGGCCCAACATTCAAATTTGGAGCAAAGGGTACATCAATGGACAATGGTATAATTAGAAAAAATGGATGTCCTATTGTACTAACAGGTTTATCTAGATGGGATACACCATTAAGTTCAGGCGATATTTATAATAATTATTCAAAGGGAAATGGTAATAAAGCAAGTATTTTTGGACCGCCGTATCATATGGATTTAAATCTAAAACAAGACAAAAATAACTATACATTTCCAGTATTCTAACTCTTTCCCCAATACAAAAATACATATATTGAAAAATAAAAAATATATATATTTTACTATTATATATTTAGTATGAGTGAACCAACCGCAGGAAATGCTATAGAAAATATACAAGCAACATTGAATAATAACATGGATGAATTTACATCATCCACCGCTGTTGCAACTACAAATACAAATTTTTTAGATTCCAATGGTATTATTGCAAAAGTCGTATTTTTGATATTAGTTGTTATTATTTTTGTTGTTCTTTTCTATTTTATATTACGATTGATTGCATATTTTACTACACCTGCAAAAAATCCAATGATTATAAATGGTCAAATAAATGGTAGTAAAATGGTTTCAATACCACAAAATCCGGGCATTTCTGATTCCAAACTAATATTGCGATCAAACAATAGACCAACTGGTATTGAATTTACATGGTCAGTATGGATAAATTATTCGGATAATCAACATGGCACAGGCAGTGCTTTTAGACCAGTATTTATAAAGGGAGATAAGAATGCACCAGCAGGTTCTCAATATTGTTCTATTAATAACGGTCCTGGTGTATATTTCAATAAGAGTAGCAGTATAGACCCTAATACATTGTATATATTGATGGATACAGTAAATAATTCCGCTACAAATAGTAGTTCTATTTCAGTGATTACTATACCCAATTTACCAATTTCTACTTATTTTCATTTAGCAATTCGTTGTCAAAATACATACATTGATATTTATATCAATGGTACGCTTGTAAAACGCCAAAATTTGATGAATGTTCCAAAACAAAATTATTATAATGTGTATGCATGTCCTTGTGGTGGATTTCCAGGATCGATTTCAAATTTGCAATATTTTGATAAAGCATTAACCGTAGTTGAACTCAATTCTATTGTCCAAAAAGGTCCAAATCTTAAGGACATTACACAAAATCCTTTCAGTCCAGCCATGCCGAATAGCATCTCTACCTCTTGGTACAATAGTTTTTTGAAATAAATATTTTCTGGTTCTTCTTCGTATGGAGTAAAGAGATAAAATAATAAAATATATTTTATTATTTTATAATGGCTGGTACTAACCAAATATGTAGTGACCCTGCCTATATAAATATGATAAATCAAAAGCAAAGATTTCAATTATTAAATATTCCACCATCAAGATATGATAACTTGGTTAATAATCCATATACGAAAAGAAATCCTATTACTGGTTCTCTCTTTACAAAGAACGATTTAGATATGCGCAGAAAAGTAGAAATATTGAAATATAGTGCAAATAACTCTAGTTCACAAACAAATCGTTTTACAAAAGCAGAAATATATAGACAAGCTGTTAGTGGAAAATATCAACAAAGAACCTATTCAAACACATATATAACCGAAAATACTGAAAACAACCAACTGAATCATTGTCCAATAATTCAAACGCCTTCTTCTGCATGTAATATTCCTGGTCCCATTATTTATCTATATGAAGATGATAATGTCCCTTTGTACAATTACATAAATAACAATGATGCAAATTATGGTATTTTAACGCAAGGATTAAATCCATATGGCAAAACATGGGATTATACGAGAACAACTAACAAAAATGTGGTTTCTAATGCAACTATTTTTACAACGATTGCAAGTCTATTTGTATTATATCAAGATGTCCCAATAAAAACATTTTCTATAACGACGCCTATCTCGATAAAGATAAGCGGAAAAACCACATCAACTGCAGCATTATCTATACAAAATATAACATCTATAATAAATATTTCGGGTATATCATCAAACATTCTATATAGTAATAAAATTGTAAATAGTAGTATTCCAATTACATATACTTACACAATACCGAATACAATTATTGTAACTGTGAACAAAGAAAACTCTGCAAATTTTACTGGATATTGTTATCTAGGATTATTGACCATAACAAATATCACATTGCCAATACAAAAAGGATATATATATGATATTCAATGTAATATAGAATATTCTAATACCACCAATAATTATATTGATACAATTGGATTTGAAACCACTTTCAATGTTTCATTTTCAACCATTCCTATACCGTCTAAATGTAGTATTACAGGTGGTACGACTTGGCCAAATCCATTCGTATTTCCAAATATCACTATGACATCACTATAAATCGGTGTAAATATTTAAGTATGTAAACATAAAGTATATGTATATATGTATTACATCTTGTCTAGTAAATAAAGTATTCTAGGGTATTCCCATTCTATGTTTTCGCCCCAACTAGAAACATCAAATTTTTTTTCTTCCATCTTGTTAATGAGTATATTTGTCATATATTCATATATATGACATATCTCTTCCATATCTTCCACTGATTTTCTCAAGTGAATACGATGCCAATGATAAAAAAAATCATCTAATATGAATTGTGGATATTTTATACATATATGGTCATATTTATCCATTTTGTCCATTTGCAAATTGGTAAATGTATCATATACATTTTTTAAAGAAGCGATGATTTGTTTATATTTTTCGTTATTTTCATTAGAGATTCGTTTGTATAAAAAAGATCCTTGTTTCTTTTCATTATATAATTGCAGATTTTGAGAACATGCTGTTTTTAACCAGTGAATATCCTCTATTATTTGAGAACCCTTATTATTTTTATATGGTAGGGGTCTAATCGCATTGGTGTATTTCTCTTTTGTTACTGCAGCAGACAGATTATTCTCAAAAATACCATATAATGTATCATATTCTTCCTTTTCCTTTGCATATTTTTCAAAGATGGTTTTCAATCGTTCTTTTTCTTCCTGAATGTCTGTTTTTGTCATTTGTTTGTATGCATACTTCTGGATTATATTTTCTATTATATTCTTGCGTTTTATATTTTCGCTATTTATGAATGTGTCTAATTCATGTATTAATGTTTTTTCTAAATATTCGGGTAATTTTTCGTCGCAATAGGAACCGCCGCGAACATGGTCAATGCCATATTCTATCATATATTGTTTTACATTTTTATCAATATCTAATGGATCAGTGATTACTATTTTTTTCAAAATATATAGAGGTTTATATTTTTTTAAATAATTATAATATATTTCCGCTTCCAACATATGTTGTGCATCTGGTTTATCAATTTGAGAACATGTATATAAAAATACTTTTTGTTGATCTAACAAAAATACAATAATATTCATGCTATTCATTATAATAAATAATACATACTATTTATTATATTTTTGTTCGCATATCATAATTGTTTTATTTTATTATTTTTGTTATATCTTGTTATTTTATTTGATTTTCTTTATCTTTGGGTCATTGTTGGATTCAAACATAATTGTTGCGTTGGGAAAACTTGACCTGACATACATTTGTCTTGATCTGTAATGTTAACACAACCTCTTGTACCATTATATTCACCTACTAAACACCATTGATTTTTAGAGCATGAAGGTGTGGTTTGAATAGGACTAGTACTTGCATCTGGTTCTGGTTGTTTAGGTGGTACGGTAGGCGGTTTGTTAATGGCAATATCAATACTTTTTCCCTTTCCGGGTTCTTGACCACTTGCTTTAATCAATAAACTACCCACTGAATCAACAGTATCATGTAAAATATCAATTCCCACTTTGGATGTATCCGCTAGTATATCAGACGATTTATCTATAACAGTTCCTGATGCATAACCTAAATCCGATAATCCTTTTGAAATAACTGGATTAAAAAAATCTATTATTTTTTGCAAAAAGTTTCCAAAAATAGTAAAGATATTTATTCCTAAAAGGGATAAAATCAAAATTATTGTTAATAAAATGATAATAAAATTTTTCATAGAACCGCTAGATGATATTGATTCTCTTGATTGCACGGGTGCCGATGCATATGATGGATTTTCCATTTTATATTATAAAGATATATATCTTATATAGAAAATATGGCAACTTCGTTCAAGTTTTCCATATAATTTGTTATTTTATTATAAATGGGCTTTTTTAATATTTTGGAAACTTTTTTCTTTATTAGTTTAGCAATTACATTTGTTTTGATAATGATGTTAGTATACCATTTCAAAGGACGAATTAGTGTATTAGAACAAAAATGCGATACTATGTTTGAAATAATGAACAATATAGTAAAAGAAATGCGCAATATAAAAACATTTCTCCATAATAGTGGGGGGATTGCTACAAGTTTTAATCCAGAAATGATGGTACCAAATAATGAAACCATTATGTTTTGTCAAAGACCTAATTTAGGAGAAATTTATCAAAATTACAACAATGAACACGACGAAGAAGACGACGAAGAAGACGACAAAGAAGACGACGAAGAAGACGACGAACATGAAGATGAAGGTGAAGGTGAATATGAATGTGAATGTGAATCGTCAAAAATAATTGTTTCGGATACTGAGGCGGAATATGATCAACCTGTGAAAGTGATAAATATAGACTTTGATAATCAAGATGATTCTATAAAAACCATGAATAATATTGATATTGTAGATATTGTAGATACTGTAGATAATGTAGAAGATATTGTTACTTTACAAGATGAAGTAGTGAACAATGAAAAAGATATTGAATATATAGAAAGGGAAGAAATGAATAATGAAGATATAGATGCTGATATAGAGAGTGAAGAAGGGGATGCAGAAGAAACAATATCAACTAATGAATATTTAGACAAATCCATTGATTATAAAAAAATGGATATTAGTTATTTACGCACAATGGTTATTACTCGCGGTTTAGCAACAGATACAAAAAAATTGAAAAAGAACGATTTGATCCGTCTTTTAGAACAATCCCAATAAAAATAAAATGGGGGAATAATGGATAATCAATCTAAAAAAAAAATAGACAGTATATATAATGCTCTCTTCACAAATATTCTATGAACCTGAAAAATTTGAATGTGCTTATCCTAAAATAAATGAAACAATACCGCAATCAAGATTAGGATATCATTCAAACAATAAATATGATGGATTCCCGCCATTAATGATGGATGGTCGCACAATTACCTCTTCATGGCAACCTGAAGCTGTTTTAAATCAACATTTGTTAAAGGAAATTGGTGTTCAAACCAACTGGCAATACCGTCAATATATGATCAAAAATGCAAAGGATATTATGAAATATAATTGCACACAATCTTCTACAGATGCTGGATATATGAAACGATATACCGATATCATGAGTGGTTCGCATTCTACACCATATGTTGTACCATCTACTGTTGATGCAAATAGACCTACTGGGTATCAAACAAGTGATCTTAAAGAATTATATTTGACAAGAGAACAATTACAAGCAAGATTGGTTGCGCCTGAAATTACCCAAGAAGATTTATTGAAACTAAAAAATCATAAATAAAAACATAAAATTGATTATTTATTTGCAAAAATAATCAGTTAACAAAGAATATATATTTTATAATACATCAATACAATTTAGTATGACAACTGCAAGATTTTTCCCCTATTTGAATGAATGTGAATTCTTGGATGATGAAAAACGAATATTACTAAAGGTAGCAATGAAAACTGCAAATAAATACGATTTATTTGATTTCTTGGCTAGTAATAGAGATGGGTATTGCTGTATTCATGTTATTCGCAAAATTCTTCCTATTTCGCAAGCATTAGAAAACGAATGTGCAAATATTGTAGATAATGATTGTGGATGGACACAAACCTATTTCCAAATTATAGGAATGCTTGAATATATTGCTCGTAATGGTTTTCATGCATTTGCAGCAAGATTTAATGAAATAAATGAAATAAATGAAATAAATGATACTGATGATTCAAATATTCAAGCATTGTTTTTATCACAAGATTTTTATTTAGGACAATCTGTACTGGTAAGAATGCGCTCTACATATACATGGACAAGAGGTAAAATTGTTGAAGTGCTTGAATTTGATGAATATGTAGTTGCATTCATAAGCAATGGAGAAAAAATAACGGTGAAGAAAGAAGATCTTAGAAAATTCAATGCAAAAAAAATAGATTTACCACTTGTACCTGATTTCAGTTTTATCAAAGATGTTTCATCAAAACAAATGATTGAAAGTGGGTACAAATCCGTTACGACTATAGAAGGGTGGAATCTTCTTCGCGAATTCACTGGTGAATCTTTTATCTGGTCAAATGATCCAAAAACAAAAAAACTCATGAATGCAGTTTGTGACGATTATTCTGGTGGACATAGCGGTGGGTCAATGGGATGGACAATACGAATTTTAGAACGCATTTCTCATGTGGGCATAAACATATTCAAAAATGAATGGTTGAAATAATGTGCTATGAGTATTGTTCGCTACATGTATGATTGTATATATGATTTTACATATAAAAAGGAAGAAAAATAAAAGAAAAAATGAAAAGAATAAAAATAAAAGGAATCATTTTTTTATGAAAAAATATATAGATATACATGTTCTATTAGTATAATAAATACAGTAAATACAAAAATGAAAATCATTAGTTTTGATGTTGGAATTAAAAATATGGCTTACTGTATTTTTACACCCTTGAAGAAGTATAATGTGAAGCAGGGATTAGAGATACAAGAACAACCGTTACCAATAAATGAAACAGGAAACCCTTTTGAAATTGCTGATTGGAATGTTATATCTTTATTAGAAAAAGAAGAACCTCATATATATTGCAATTGTGCATCTGTAAAAACCAAGGTTCTCAAAAATTCCAAGGTTCTCAAAAAACCACTTATTGAAAAGAAAATGAAACAAATAACAAAAATCCAAAATTTTTTTATGGAAGGAGGTACATCGGAATTCGTAAGTGAAAAGGAAACAAAGGAAACAACGATACAAAATGAGATTCTATATCCATTGCCAATAACTAAACTCTGTTGTCGTGTTGGAAAATTCAAAAAAGGGGGAAATATATATTGTGAAAAACATGCAAAAACCCAAACAGAATGGGTATTTCCAGAATCTAGGTTCTCGCAAAAAGGATTAAAAAAGACAAAAATAGAAGAAATGATAAAATTAGCTAGTGAATTGAATATTGAGAATATCGGTAAAAAACGAATAGATATTATGAAAAAATTTGACGATTTTGTAAAATTGAGGTGTTTAGAACCAGTTGTAGAACCAAAAAGCAAAAATGCAGGTGATGCTGATTTAGTATCTATTGGGAAAAAAATGAAAGAAATATTTGATAAGGTTCTCCAAAATCATAAAGATATTACACATGTTCTCATTGAAAACCAAATATCACCATTGGCAAATAGAATGAAAACTATACAAGGAATGTTATCCCAATATTTTATTATGGTATATGATAAAATTTCTATTGAGTTTATTTCATCTGCAAACAAATTGAAAATCTTTTCTTTTATAAAACCGGATAAAGAAAAAGATACACTGGACACATCGGAAAAAGAAACCGTTAAAACGCAAAGTCAAAGATACAAAGGACATAAAAAAGATGGTGTTTATTATTCTCAACAGGTTCTCGCAAAAAACCATTGGATTGCAAACAATCGTTGGTCACTAGAATCTAAAAAAAAAGATGATTTAGCAGATTGTTTTTTACAGGGGATATGGTATTTAATAAAAATAGAGAAGATAAAACTGGAAGATAATTATTTGATAAAAATAATCAAATAAAAAGTAATCAAATAAAAATATATTTCATGTGCGTAGGACTTAAAAATATTTATTGTAAGAATAACATAAATGGAAGTGATTGATTTAGGATTAAGTGATTTAGACCCAGTTTCAATAAGTTTTAATGAAGATATGCCATCAAGTAGTTCTTCTCTTGGTGCAGGTATTGAATTATTAATGAACGATAAAAAAAAAACACCAACCGGTTCTATGAATATTGATTTAGGCGAATTAGATAAATTAGAAAATGAATTGAACGATTTATCAGCTGCTTCAAAACCCTCTGAAACAAAATCTATCGGCGGTTTGTCCGGATTTGGTTCTTTTTTTGGATTAGGCAATGACAAGAAAGAAGTGAAACCAGTAGATACCACTTATGAAAAAAGTGATTCTAATCTTGGACATGCAACCGCGGATAGTATGGGCAATACAAAAACTTGGGATGGTTTCTCAAAAATCAATGAAATCCCACAAACCGGTCCTTCTTCGTCATCTAAATTAAATGAACGAGAAAAACGCAGAAAAAAACGCATGATGATCAAAAAAATAGACGAGTGGTATGAAAAGGGACTTATAAAAAATAATCCTCATTTTAACATTGATTCTAATTATGATGAAGTAGAAGACGAATATGAAACCGCATTGGAAGACAAGCGTAAAAAAGACAGTATCAAATTGCAAGGATGGTGGTTTATGACTGCAGTGAATTCCCTAGAATATGCAAATGCTGCATTCAATCCGTTTGATATCAATCTTGATGGTTGGGGTGAACAAGTGAATGAAGATATTGATTCCTATGAAGAAATTTTTTCAGAACTTCATGATAAATACAAAGGTGGTAAGTTATCACCTGAAATTTCTCTTCTTCTTCGTCTAGGGTTTTCCGCTGCTGTTGTGAATTTCACAAACAAGGCGCTTTCATCAGCTACACCTGCATTCAATGATGTCATTAAACAGAGTCCGGAGCTCATGAAAATGTTCACAAATGCAACTGTGAGCAGCATGTCACAAGCCAGTCCGGGATTTAATTTTGCAAATAATATGATGAAGGATGCTACCGGACCATCTATGAATATGGGTCCACCGCCAGCCCCGATTGAAACCAAATCTATGCCATTTTCTGGACAAAGACCTGGGAATAATACAATGAGTTTTATGAATCCTCCTGCAAACCGTCCTGATGTATCCATGGGTCGCGGTGCAAGCGCTACAAATAATGTGGATACAAATCGTGGGATTGATATTAGCCAGCAATATGAGAATGTGAACAGACCATCATCGCGACCGGAAATGAAGGGCCCACAAATGTCTGTGCGACCGGAAATGAAAGGTCCCCAAACCGATATTGACAGTATTTTGTCTGGATTGAAAACACGTACTGTTGATATTCATCCACCTGCAAATGTGCAAGAAACCGTTAGCGATTATGGAGGGGCAGATGATTCAATGATTTCCATTTCTAGTTTGAAAGATATGCAAGATGCAAATATGCCGAAAAGAACTAGAAGACGCAATAATGGTTCTAGAGGGAATACTATTTCATTAGACATATAAATGTTATATTTTGTATATTACATTTATTATTCGGTATATTGCTCTTTTTTTGTATTTTTTATATTTCTACTGCGTCGTGTTGTATTTTTTGATGGCTTATTTCCACCTTTTTTTGTTTTGTTTACTTTTGTTTCAGGTAATAAATCTCTTAACATATTGTTTAATTTTTCTCGTATATTATTTGTATCATTATTAATCAACATTATATTTTTTAGTATTTGAATATTTTTATCTTTGTCAAGAAGGGTTTTAAAGTCTTCAAAATTTTTTGTATCAAATATTTTATCAAAATAGTTATTCAAAAATAAGCTTACTGAAACACTATTATCTTTATTCATTTGTTTTGTATCAATTTTTTCAAATTGTTTAATATATTTAATTTTTGTATCAAAATCAATAATATCATAAAGTGTTTTCGGTACTTTAGTATTAAGCGTATTAAGCTTTTGATTTATGTATAATTGTTGTATAAATTCCATCATATTTACTATTTTTATTATTAATTTAATATATATATATTTTTTTTCGTTTATTTTTATTTTTTCCGTAAAAAATGTTTGCAAATCTTCTACTAAAGCATTCATTTTTGTAATTGTATCTTCTTGTAATTCTTGTTCTGGTTGTATTTTTTTAAGAGGTCTAGGTGATATATTTTCTTTTTTTTTTGAATTATCTTTCATTCCTATTGAATCTATCATTCTAATATTATTATTTTCTTTTTTATTAATATTCAATATAATGATTGGATTTTTCAAAAATCCTGTATTTTCTGGTGGATTTGCCATATACCCCTATATCTATATTATATTCAGATATATTTTGCCTTGAATTCTTCTACAGTCATTATCGGTATATTGTTTTTCTCCGCAAATTCTGTTTTGTTTGATTTGTCTTCCTTTGTCTTTACGATAAGAATCGCAACATCTTTTTTCATAGAATTTTCCATTATAATACCATGTGCATTCATAAAATCAATGATTTCTTTGTCTCGCACTTTTGTCATTACTATCTTTTTACCAAATAATACATGATCAGTTTTAACATTCATATTCACTACATCTCTTTTCTTGTCATCATCCTGTAATTTGTGTTCTAAATTGCATTCTTTTAAAAATGTCATAAAACTAGATATATTCTTGACAAATTCGCGGGCATTTTCTTTTCCAATACCATCTATTTCTTTCAACATTATTTCTTTCTGTTCATCTGACTCACTACTCGTCAATATATCCGGATACTTTGACAAAATAGGTTTTATTTTTCGTTCTCCTAAACCACGCCCCATTTTTCCAGAGGCAACTAGTATATCCAACAAAGACGCCTCTTTTATTTTTTCTTGCATACTCCCGTGTATTTTTTCTGCCATTTTTCGTTTGAATCCTTCCACCTTCTCAAAATCACTCACCGACATTTTCAAAATTTCAGGAACACGTGTCTTCCCAATTTGAAACAATTTCTTTATATTCCCTTTTGCTAAACCATCTACTTTTAATGTCACAAAAAATAGCCCAACATTTTTTTCTTGGACAGTCATATCATCTTCCGGATTTTCTAATAATACATCTACATGTGTTTTACTCCATATATATGGAACAGAAGGCATTCTTGCATTTTCTGCAGGTACAGTTACTGATTTGATATATGGTATCACATCGCCTGATCGTACCATCATAATAATGGCACCCAAACCGATTTTATTTTCCTCTATGAATTTTCCGTTGAACCCTGTTGCATATTCAATGCGAACACCCGCTAACTGGATTGGTTCAATTCTTACTCGCGGTTTCAAATACCCGTCTTTACTAGCTTCCCATAGTACATCTACTACTTTGGCTTCTGCAACTTGGTCAGATATCACCATTTTAAATGCAAAAGAGTGTTCCGGATTACCTTGCGATCGCGGATATACTGCATCATTTGATACAATAACACCATCAATCTCGTATTCATAGTTATTTCGCCAATCTATCAATATATCGCTTAATAATTCGTTGGTTACAGTTTTTTCTATTTTATGTAAAACAACTTGTAATCCCGTTTTTTGCAAGAGTTTCATCTGCATACTTGGTTTAACTCCATCACATTTTCCATCTGTGCAGATCTCTATAACTTCATAGGTTACAAAGTGCAAGTCTTTCGCTTTTTCGTCAACGGATTTACGATTTATAATACCCGAAACAAGGTTGCGGGCATTCGCAAAATCTTTTGCATATTTCGTTTTAAACACTGTTTTGGGTATTATAAATTCTCCGCGAACCGCCATTCCCAATTCTAATTTTGGTAAGCGAATGATGTTTATTAAATGGGAGACATCTTGACCAACCGTTCCATCACCCCTTGTATATAATTTGTATTTTCCAGCCGAATCACAAATATACATTCCTGAAACACCGTCTAGTTTGCAAGAGAGAACATAGGGTCCAGAGTATTTTTCAACCCATTTTTTCAACGCGCCTGAATCCGGTTTTATTTTGTCCATTGATGCCATTTCAAATGGTAGTTTTACTTTGTTTTTTCCTTGTATAGGTGCACCTATTTCGTTTACAACCGTGTTTTTTGGGTATTTTGCTGCGATATATTCTTTTATAATATCATATTCATTATCTGTTAATAATATTTGTCTTTCATTATTATCATTGTAATACATATCATTCGCTGTTTTGATCAGTTGGGTTAACTCTTTTTCTTCCATATTTTCAAGAACCGTAATACCGTTTTTTTTGTTGTCATTCATTTTATCATTCATATCCATATGTATAGAAGACTCTGCTATTTTATTTTTTGTTTCTTGATTTTTGTTTTTTTTTGTTTTTTTACTGTCTTTACTATTTTTGTTATTTACTTTTTTAGTTTCTCGTTTTTTTATTGATTTCGCTTTTTTATTTGTAGGTTTTTCTTCTTGTATTTTATCCATAATATTTATTTCATTATCGCCTTTTTCTTCATCTACATCTAATAATTCGGCATGTAATGAAATCTTTTTATCCGCTTCTTTAACAAGTAATACTTTTGCTTTCATCGAAACTGTTTTATCTTGTTTTATAGCTGATATTTTTGATTTTAATTCGTTACCTTTATCGCTATCATTTATACCGGATATTTCAGCTTTCAAAGAAACAGAAATATGTTTTTCTTCTTCTTTTACTTCGGATAGATGAGGTTCTTTTTCTTTCATAGATTCAGCGTTTACATCCATAAGTTTTGCATCAGAAATCAATTCCTTCTTTTTTTTGGTAACCTTTTTTTGTTTTTTTAGGATTTTTGGAGACATTTCATTCTCTGTTTTTTTATTTGCAAGTAAAACTACACTGCGACCATCTACTCTTTCTAGTGGTGTTTTGTATTCTAACTTCAAAAAGTCAAAAATAGATTTTTCATCTGTAAATACATCATCAACCATATCGCTTTTTTTTTGCATTTTATCGGTCAATTGCATTTTATCGGTCAATTGCATTTTATATAATCCATGTTCATTCAATGAATATCCTTGTTTTAATGCATGTGCACGCATTACAGCATTAAACGCCTTGCTACCCGTAAAATACAAAATAGAAAATGGATATTCTTTCAAATTCGAATACAGAAAATCAGTACGTCTGTATGTATCTGCATTTGGCAATTTAGATACAACCAAACACTTGTTTTTACCGCGAGATAAAACCTCAACAATAATGTTTTGTGAAATCAAAGAATCTAAAAAATTTTCAAATACATTTTGAGAACTTGCCGTAATAATGACATCAATATCTCCTGAAGAAGACATTCCACGTCTATAACTTCCTACAATTTCATAATGTGAATATGTATCTGTTGCGATTTTTTTGAATGTTTTTTGAAATACCTTGTTATAATTATCTATTTCTTTTCTGGGTATACGTTTCAAAATATCTTCATAATATTTCAACCCTTTTCTTTGAACATCGTTGAGAACTTCATTTTGTTTTTCTCGCAAGATATCAATTGTTGTAATTCCGTTTTTAACCAACTCTTTGGCTTTTTGTGGACCGATCCCATACACATTTGTCAAAATTATTTCTGGCTTGTTTTCTTCTCTTTCAATAAGTGCTAATTTCCCTCTTTCTAAGTACTCTGTTATTTTTTTTAAAATAGTATCACCTATACCTGGTTTCCCTTTCAAATCATTTGCTGACTTTATTTCTGTTTGCATTTCTAATATTGTTTCTTCTGCTTTGTTATATGCTCTTGCTTTCATTGGTTCTCCTGTTCTCATCATAATATCAGCTAATTTTGCCATTAAATTTGCCAGTTTACTATTCATTTTTTCGACAATTATAGGTTTTATTTTTCGCGTATATTTTCGTTTTGTTCTCTTCATTTCTATTTTATATTCATCAATTTTGTATTCATTTTTTTTTTCTTCCATACTTTCCATTATATATAATATATAATATATAATATATATTACATCATAAAATTGATTCACTTTTTTATTAATTTTTCTATTGCACAATCTTAAATATCAAGAATAAATTATAATACAATGTCTACACAAACCATGAATGCTACACAAATAATTGTTGATTTAGCTGAACAACATATTACAAATGCGATTGTAAATGCGGCTAAAGGTAAGATTACAAAAAAATCAAAAAAAAGTACAACTTTGGCTGATGAAATCATGGCCTGTTTCAATATTGGACAATTTTTGAAAGAAGCAGTTGCAAATATTGAAACACTTGTGCAAAAAAAAATAGAAGAGGGACAAAATGAAAAACCGAAAAAAAAACGCGATACTAAGAAAACTACTACTCAAGTAGTTCAGGAAGAGAGTACTACTGAAAAAAGAGCCTATAAAAAGAAGAAGGATCAACAAGTTCCTGTTACACAAGAAGATGTAGTTGTTACAGAACAACCAGAAGTTACACAAAATGAAGAAACAACAACTACAAAAAAGAAAACCTATAAAAAGAAGGATCAACAACTTCCTGTTACACAAGAACATGTAGTTGTTACAGAACAACCAGAAGTTACACAAAATGAAGAAACAACAACTATAAAAAAGAAAACCTATAAAAAGAAGTATCAACCTGCATCATCTAGAGAAGAATCAATAACTGTCATTGTTGAAGAACAATCAAATGTTCAGGAAATTACAAAGAAAAAAATGAATAAAAAACGTGCAATCAAAGAAAAACCTGTAGATGTTTCTGACTCAGATGAAGATGAAAATAAAGCAAAGAAAAAGCGTATTGTCAAAAAAAAACTGAATGATATAATTATAACAGTAAAAGAGGCAGATAATAATGAGAAACCATCAACAGAAGAAGAGGATTACGATATATCATCTGTAAAAACAACCGATTTTATAAAACCATTATCTATTTCAAATGAACTTGAAGAAGAAGATCTTTCTGATATTGATGATGCAGAGATATAATTAGTCGGTAGATAGTAGATAGTTAGTCATTAGATATAAGTAATATAACAAATATTTTTTTATCTATAAAAATAAAATAAAAACAATATAAATATATTTTCACAAATTGTATTAAATGGATATATATAGTATATGGAACAATATATTAGTGTATGTATTTTTTACTATGTGTAAAGTAGTGAATAAGCTATGCGATTTTTGTAAGTATTTATACTGTACGAATATACATATTCGCATGTTATCAAATAATGTATATTCTTTTTATTGCTACATTAATTTTCAAGAAATAGAACCGTCTAATTTCACATGGATATCAAAATCCAGACTTAATAAAAATATCACATCTATTACTGAAAGATATAATTTAATTGAAAAATATGATTTGAATATTGATACAATCATATTGGATGTTTTCAATAAATCAAAAAATATTTATGAAATACTTACAGAAAATATGATAGATTTTTTCAATGATGTAAAAAGCAATACGAATTTGTATATCATTAAAAGTGTTAATTGTAAAAATAATTCTATTTATATTGTTAGACATACAACTAACAAAATCCAGTATTCTTCTTTTGAACCATCGAATGTTCATTTTTTATCGATTGTATACAAACATCCGGATATGGATACTTCTATTGAATTATCTATGGGAAGTTCTTGGTATTTAGTTGATAATGAATTATTTACACCAACATTTGTTTTAAGGATGTTGAAATATCAATCAATACCATTTGTGTTTGATTACCAATACACAATATCTTTAATTGATGAAGATATAAATATCTTAGAATTTAGTTTTGATAAATATATCCTATTAGAAAAAGATAGTTACAAAGTAGTAGAAAATAATTTGGTAAAGTTTTATCACGATGAAGATGAAGATGAACATGAAGATGAAGATGAAGATGAAGATGAACATGAAGATGAAGATGAAGATGAAGATGAAGATGAACATGAAGATGAACATGAAGATGAAGATGAAGATGAAAATGAACATGAAGATGAACATGAAGATGAAGATGAAGATGAAGATGAAAATGAACATGAAGATGAAAATGAACATGAAGATGAAAATGAACATGAAGATGAACATGAAGATGAACATGAAGATGAAGATGACAACATTATGTGGAAAGAACAAATTCAATTGTGTAGTGCAATGATATATTGAACAAAATAACAAATATAAAAAATAAAGTAAATGATATAAAGATTTTAATACATAAAATATATAGGCGCATGATAATGGATACAGTGAGTATTCAATCCCCAAAATATACATTGAATGATAAATGGAATTTATATTACCATTTACCAGACGATAAAAATTGGGATATATCAAGTTATACTACTATTTTTGGGGGTATTCATTCAGCCGAGGAAGTAATCGCCATAAATGATGCATTACCCGAACCAGTAATAAAATCATGTATGCTTTTTTTAATGCGATCAAATATAACTCCTATGTGGGAAGATCCAAAAAATAGATCTGGTGGTTGTTTTTCATATCGCATCACAAATAAACTAGTTCCTGAAGTATGGAAAAATCTAGTCTTTTTATGTTGTGGTGAAACAATAACCTCTAATATAAATCTTCACAAACATGTAAATGGTATTACTATATCACCTAAAAAAAATTTCTGCATTATAAAAATATGGTTAGATACAATTGATTTTCAAGAACCGACTTTTATAAAACAGATTGCAAACTTGCCATTCCAGGGTTGCATATTCAAAAAACACGAACCTGAATTTTGAATTTACACCCTTGAACATTTGTAATGGTACCCCTCTAGCGAAGCAGAACTTCCCACAATATATTCAATGGAAAAAGTTACCGATAAATAAATTGGGTAGAAACGCACTCTCTGTTGCGTGTACCATTTCAAATATTCATCGGTGTATAATAAATATATAAAAATAATATAAACATAAATGGTTATATTATTTGATGACACAAGTATCTATTTTAACAATAACACAATATTCTCGATTTACTTGCTTAAAACTTTTGTACAATATAATTCAACGACAAGAGTATTTGCAAATGAAAGAATGGATTATTGTAGAAGGTTCGCAAGACATAGAATTACAAAAAAAAAATATATTACAAATACAAGATTTTATAAATGAAAAAAAAGATCATACAGATATTGATTTGCGATTTATAATACCATCCAAAATATATTCACTAAGCGATCTTCGAAATATAGGAAATGACAATTGTACCGGTGAAATTATAGTTTGTATGGACGATGACGATTATTATCCACCAACAAGAGTTTCCCATGCTGTAAAAATGTTGAATCAATATAATCGTTTGATTGCAGGATGTTCTGCAATGTACATGTATGATTTTACAGAAGACAAATTTTATAAATTTCACGGATATCATAATGATCATTCTACAAACAATTGTATGGCATACAAAAAAGAGTATTTGCAAAGACATCGGTATGCAGAAGGATTGACACAAGCAGAAGAAAATAGCTTTACAAACGGTTTTACAGAACCAATGGTTCAATTAAATCCGGAACATTGTATTGTAGTTTCTAGTCATGGATGCAATACTGTAGAAAAGTCACCTTCTTTGACTCATAAATATATTTGTGAAATTCCCACTTGCAAAATTCGTAACATAATTCCAATGGATATTTTTGAGAGAATGAAACTGAATTTTTCTTGCGGAAATAATATGGAAAAAAATAATTTTATATGATTTTATCATGGATTATTTCATAAAAAATATAAAGTATATTTTTCAATATACTTTATAATGGAATTGCAAATAGAACATGCGAAAAATGTAGATAATAAACAGATTGTCAAAAGTATTATAAATTCAATAAAATACTTGAAGAAAATGATGAACAGAATATCAATAGATACATTATCGAATGATGACAAACAAAAACTGTATTCACAGTATGAAGAATTACTAGATGTTATTACAAATCAAATACAATGAATACATATTGTATATTTTACAACATTGCACATTTTTCATGCGAAATGGTGCAAAACGACAACCTTTAGTTAGGCGTTCTTTATATGTGCTTTGGTAACTGTTACTTTGCAAACGATAAATTACCTTTTATATACTATCATTATAATTATCCAGGGATATTGTTTTTACCATTGGTAACGAATGACAATATCTTTTTATTTGAGCATCCAAAATTTTGGGATTTACACATGAAATTTCATTGACCTCTACTCTACACAATGGACATGATGGCTGTTTTTTAAATTTGAAAATCATTTGAACATTTTTCAATATATGTGTAAAACAGTCGCTGCAAAACTCATGACGGCAATTTAATGTAACAGATTCGGTATACTTTCTCGGTTCTATACATATAGCACATTCTATTATTTTATCCTTTATTTTTGGTATATTATCCGCATATTTCCAACCATTATATATTATATTTTGCAGTTTTTCGTCTTTTATTCCGGTAATAGATTGAGTATTGGAATCTCTATATAAAATTAATACAGTTGTTATATTGAATTTATGGAAAGTAGGCAATATAAAACAACAATTTATTCTCAAATGTTCTTCAAAACAAAATTGTGCATCATCTTCCGGAACCCCGCAAGAAATATCATACCAATATATTTTTTCACAAAAAATTCGGTTATATCTTACCGGCGATATTAATCGTTCATGATACAAAAATTCGCGATGATATTTATATATCAAATAAATAGCATTTGATATATATAAAGCAATATGATTTTTTTTAGGTATTGTTTCGTCTATTTGATTATTCAATATACATAATGTAATCAATGATTTAGAATTCAAAATATTATACAATTCAGTTATATTTGTATCTTCCATAATATTTTCACTATTATATCTAGCAGTCAACAATCTATTTGCTAATTCTGCAGTTTCTTTTTTTATAAATTCTTTTTTTTCGCAAGTGTCAATAGTATGACCCCGTTGTTTACATAATCTACATGATCCATTTCTTATAAATCTTATTGATTGTATCATTCGTATAATATAATATAAATATAATTATAAAAAGTTATTCAATTTTATTTTGTTTTATACTTTTTTACATTTTAGGTAACTGTTACTTTTCTCGCGCTGAATATATGTAATTTTATTTTCTTCAATGAAAAAGGGTTATACTATTTTAGATATATAATTATTGTAATAAAAATTGCAAAATAACCAAATTAAAAAAGTATTGTAACTACTAATAAATATTACAATCATATAATTATAATATGTTTCTACTGGTGGAAAATAATAATATATAACAGTAGTCATACTTCCAATCAATTGAATGAGCTGAAGTGTCGTTATATAATGTTTTATAAATCTCATATGTTTTATTTTGAATAAACAGCACAAATAATAGGAATACATCACTGTATGAACAAATGAATTTGCTAAGCTAGGTAGCCAAATAGCATCTACTTTATAAATATATACTAAATGCCATGATATAACTGCACCTATATGATGATATTTTTGAAGAAAAATAGGTGTCTTACCTTGTAAGTATAAAAGGAAAGTATCTATAAACTCATAATATTTTGATAAATAAAAATAAAACAATATTTTGTCAAAAACAGGATTTTGAAAATAATATTTGGACTTGAATACGATACCTTGTTCATATACTACAGAAAGTAAATTTATACATGTCCAAGCACTAAATATCACTAACGTCAAATTATGACAAATAGACAAATAATATAATAATTTTGGATCTATTCGTATATTTTTGGGATAATAGGTATATCCAATGATCGCGATAAACGGGATTATATGCACTAACATTATATGTCTATTATTTGATACTGTTTTATTTCTAAATTTCTTACAAAATATATTTTGTTACTATATATGAATTTAATTTATGAGACAGGTGTATTGTCATTAATAATACAAATCGCTACAGGAATATTTGATATATATGTTCTTTTTATGAAATTTGATCCATCGTTATCCTTCATAAAAAATTTGTTGTGGATTGAGTTTTGGGTTCAAATTATTGAAGGTATATTTTATATATGGCTAGTAACAAACTTTGCAAAAATAAGCAATGTTACCAAATACAGATATTATGATTGGATCATTACCACACCAACAATGTTATTCACATTTTGCATGTATTTATATTATATAAATACAAAGGATAGAAAGGATAATAAAACTAATACAAATACAAAAGATAATCGTACTTTCTATGAAATAGTTGAAGCTAATATATTCGATTTGCTTCCTATTTTTATTTTGAATACATTCATGTTATTTTTTGGATATTTAGCTGAAATCGGTAAAATAAATGCAGTAACAGGAGCCATATTAGGGTTTATACCTTTTGGAATATTTTTCTATTTGATTTATGAAACCTATGCAAAATACACAAATATAGGTAGAATTACATTTACTTATTTTCTTTTTATATGGTCAATATATGGTTTTGCATCTGTTTTATCTTATAAATATAAAAATATGATTTACAATATTCTAGACCTATTTGCAAAGAATTTCTTTGGTTTATTTTTGGCAGTTGTATTGTTATATAATAAAAAATGAATTATAATATACTATTAGGTTTTTTGAACAAGTATCTTCAATAATTTGCAATAAATCCATTTTTTACACCTTTTTACATTTCAAATGCCGACTATTCTTTTGTAAAAAGTGTTAATATTTTGTCTATATCTTTGTTATTATCATATACAAACCATTTCTTATTATCACTATCCCAAATGCCTCCTAATTTTTTTAATTCATCTTTTATAACAAAAGGAACTATTAAATATATTTTTGTTTTGCCAGATGCATTATAAGGACAATTATCTAAACCAATTGCTATATTTGCTAAGTTATCTGCGTTCTCATTACCAAAAGAATGAACATCTGTATTATTTGTATGTGCTTTTATGTGTATAAATTGGATATTTAATTTATTCTTATACATTTCATACGCGATTTTAACCAACTCTTTATTTGGTATATCTACATTCCAATATTTTTTATGGCATTTATCACCATAAGAAGAAACGCACTTTATAGCATATTCTGAATCGCTTACAATTGCTATTTTTTTACCATTTATAATATCATTTTCTATAATATAATAAACTTCAATAATAGCAGTCAATTCTGCTATATTATTTGTTTGTTTTCCTTCTATTTTTTTTGAAACATTACGATTATCATTAATGCCAAAAAATATGCCTATTCCTGCTGAGGCATTATCTTTTCCATTATTATAACAAGCACCATCTGTGTAAACATAATAGTCTGGAATAAAAACAACCGCGTCATCTTTTTGTTTAGATTTAATTGTGCCAAAAAATGATGTTATGTTATGTTGTTTTTCATTGTTACTATTATCATTTATATTGTTGTTATTTAACTGAATAAAATTATCTGCTTCTTCTTTTGTATCAAATTTTTTATACAAAGCATTTTTATATCCTTTAACTGAGTTATTACAATCATTCCAATTTAAAAATATTCCAATATTTCTCCCATTAGCAACAGCATAATATGGCATTTTTATTATTATAGTAAAATAATTTTATATTTATTTCAAATATATATAAAATCGGCTTTTTAAATGTTAAAATGTGTAAATGTTTACATATTCCAGTAAACATTTACACCTTTGCACATTTACACCTAATTACATTCAAAGATGCCGACCCAGAGGGTCGGGCATTTGAAATGTAATTAGGTAACTGTTACTTTGTAACCGATAAATCACCTTTTATATACAGTAATTCTGCCTTTGGCAGATAATCAAATATAATAGGTAATTGGAAATATTTTTCCATTTACTAAATAGAAATTTTTATTTTGTTTCAAAAGACTTTTGGAATTCTTGCAAAAAGAAATAGTCTACTTTTTTTGAAAATAAAATTCTGGAGACTTTCAAAAAAAGAATAAAAAATGGCCGAAACAAATAGAATATTTTATTTTGTTTCACTCATTTAAATGAGTATTTTTCAATTCAAATATATCATCTTGTATGTTTTGAATAAAATGTAAATATATATAAAAAAATGCAAAATTCAATATATAGACAATTTCACCATAAAATATATTTTCATTCATATTTATTATAACATAAAATAGACTGAGAATTCCAAAACATAATGATGATAATAGTATTATGTTACAATCTGTCAAATAACAATGTCTAATCATAAAAAATAATATAGCAATAAAAACTATATATGCAAATATATAATGAATCGTATATGTTTCATTTACATAAATAAGCCCATATATACCAATAAGTAATATACCAATTATTATTTGTGAATATATGTCATTTCTTTCTATTTCGTACAATAGAGTTCCGATTCCCATTAGAAACATAAAAAATAAAATGTACTGTTTACAATTAGCGTCACATATTATGTTAGATAAACTGTTATTGCAGTTATAATTATAAAAAACAAACAATATTGGTAATAAATAACATAGTATCATAAAAGACAATAATACATTTTTGTTCATATTATATATTTTAGATATTATATATTATATATCAGGTTATAAATGTATAGAGAAAGTGATTTTTTCAAGTAAAATGTATCATTGAAAAAGTAAAAAATTGATTCACTTTTTTATAATTATAATAATATTACACAATAAAGTAAGATACAAAGATTAAAAAACAATGAACTATCAACCACATCTATTTGTCAAGAATATTGGAAATGTGAATGCAAAGAGAATATACCAAATGGTAAGCAATCTTGAATTTGGCAAAATACAATATGTTGAAATAGTAGATGGAAATAACGCATTTGTAGCAATGGGTTCATGGAATGAAAGAACAACCGTTTCTACACGCATGAAACTATATCAAGGTAAGCCAATTTTGTTATATTATTCACAAAATAATTTTTGGAATGTATATTCATACGAGAACAGATTTGCCGAAGAAGAACTGCATAAAAAAAAAATGCGTATTGAAATTCAAAAAGAGGAAATCAATAAACGAAAGGAAAAGGAAAGAGAGGAAAAAGAAAAAGAAAAAGAAAAAGAAAAAGAAAAAAAACAAGATACAGAATATGTATATGATGAAAGAGGCAGAGAATTTGTACAAATTTCAAAATTGCCAACACTTTACTATGGAAATGTAGATCATATATATTCTATTATGAAAACACGTAAAGAAAAACTAATGAAAAGAAGCAAATAAGAAAAAAATAGAAAAAATAGAAAAAATAGAAAACACAACACAAAAACAGGTAATGAATATTGTAAAAAATATATAATTATCATTTTTTTATGAAGGTGGTAAAGGTGCCAAACATAATTTTATTTCACCCAAAGAAGCCACATCATATTTTACAATAAGCGGTAAATCATTACCCAAATACATTTCCAAATTACTACATAACGGGGTGCATTTAATAAAATGACTCAATGACTTTAACGAAAACTCACCCTGTATCACTACAGAAGCATTTGTTTTATGAATAAAGTTCATAAACCCATCCGATTCTGAACGAGAAATACGAGAACTAGCAAAATTTCCTTCACAAGAAAAAATCAATTCATTACCGACAGATTTGATTTCAATTCTGTCCGAAATTCCATTCAAATCACGAATAATTTTTTGAAAATCAGCCGAAGGTAAATTGATGACAGTAGAATACTCCACATCAGGAACAATCAACTCTTCCATATCTGGTTCAATCAATCGCAATTTTTGATTATAACATTGTTTTATATCACCATTATCATATTGTAATCCTAAATGGGAAACAATTCCATCATGGTAATCAGAATTTTCAATATACATGGAAAGTGTATCATCATTAGACATGGTAGAAATCACTTTGAATAAATGTATTGTATTTGCACAAACAATAATTTTATCAGGTTTACAAACATACTTTTCAAATCTATGTGAATGTAGAATTACATTTACCAAAATAGTATGTGTTTTATCAAAATTAATAATTTTCAAACCATCTTTGGTAAATGTAATAGTTGCATCTGTCAAAATATCTTTTATAGCTGTAATCGTATTTCGTATAGGTTGTATTTGAACAGTCTTTACAGTTAATACATTATTTTCTTCGTTCATATAGATACAATGTATTCATATTTATTTTTATATCATATTTTTAAAAAATAAATATTATTTGTGAAAAAAAAGCAAAAGGTCGAGTTAAAAGTTACTACTAAGTGTAATTTATTCAAATACTTTCAACTTGCGGCGATTTTACATTTTCATATATTTCATCTGCTAATTTGTATTTCAACGATTTTTTAGAATTCAAAAAGATATCATGTTTCAACAATTTCTCCAATTTTTTCTTAGAAAATGAAGTATGTTCCATATATAATTTTTTTAATACATCCATTACATCAGACAAGTTACTAAATTCATCGGTAATTTCATTCATTTTACCAAATACTTCACTGCTCAATTGATGTATCATCATAAATGCATTTGGGCAAACAAATCGTTTTTTGCAAACAATACTTACTAATGTTCCTGCAGAAGCAACCGATCCTTCAACAATAGAATAAATCGGTAGACGACATCTGCGAATAGCATCAACAGCAATAAGAGCATAATAAATATATCCACCCAATGATGAAATGTGCAAATAGATTGGTATATTGGAAGGATCAATGGACAATTTGAAAGCCGTAATAAAACAATATTCTTCTGCTTCACGAACAAGTTTTACTAATGATTGAACTGTTTTTCTATCAATTTCGCTGTAAAAATAAATATGGTTATTTTCTCTATATATTTCACTTGATTCATCTTGATCACTATCATCACTGTTCTTAGTAGCCATTTTTTTTGATCCAAAATAAATATTCATTCTACTATAATTAACACTTTGTTTTTATATATTTTTTAAATAATCAATTATTATTTTCATTTGTTTTACATCTATATTGCGGTCAGGTTGTCGATTTCTATAAAAAATAAAGTTTTTTTTGTTTATTAAATCTACTATTTTTTGATTGTCTCCTTTTTCATCAGGAATAAATATAAATCGTTCTTCAGGTATATATTTTTGTTCTATATGATTCATATATTTATTCATAAAAACACCAATAGAAACATCATCTATTAGATCATTTCTTATATACTGTTTTTTTTCTACAAATTCTTGTATTATATTTTTGGATAAAATAATAGATGTACCGGATGCATATAGTATACCGTTTATATCAGCATGTTCATCTCCGCCATACACAGTATTTTTTAGACCTCCACCATATTGTATTGGATTCATTTCTAAATACTGTGTTAATAAATCAAAATTCACTATTGTACTAATATTGCTTCTAATAATATAGTCAAATGTATAATTATCATATACATACTGGATCGCTTTTACCGTCTTATCTAATATTCCAGGAATATATGTTTCGCTACCTTTTATATCAAGAATATCATTATATAATTCGTATAGTTGTTTATTATTCTCATTGAATTTATAATATATTGTTTTTACATTAGTAAACCGACTATAATATGATTTTGTTAAATCATACATTTTATCATATTCTTTATCATTCGAATACAAAACCAAATTTATGATAGATATTTTATTTGATTCAAATGCTTCATATGTTTTTGACAAATATGTATATATTATATTCACTAGCGTAACTATAAAAATAGTTAGTATAATACTTAATAAATAATATTTCATATATATTATTGCAATCTTTTTTTACGTGTAATGTTAGCTAAACGCAATGCTCTCGATCCTTTTTTGCATCCTTTTTCTAATATATGATAATCAATTTGAGAACTAGGTCCACCAGTAAGTGAAGAACCTAATCGCGCATATCCCCAAGAATCTGGTGTTTGATTTGGACGAGAACCAGATGAATAATAAGCCCCGCGACCCTTATTTATTATTTTTTCCAAAGCCCATTTTTTACATTTAGTAGCTCTGACTAATTCTGGTGTCGGTTTCATTGTAGGAACCCTATACATGTTTGTTGCAGTAAACACATGTGGCGATTTTTTATTTGTAAATGACATTATTTTTGGTCTTAAATAATATTTTCCACGAAGATATGCTTTGCGAGAACGATCAATGTATTGTTTTTGCATCATGGCATCGCGATTCGTAAGTGTTGTCGGTACATACCGAATAGGTACTTTATAATTTTTTATGGTGATTCTTTTCATTATATAATATTATATATTATATAAGTATAAAAAATATGTTTCATATGAATGCAATGATGAATTATATGGTTCCACTAGAAAATCCATATACACCTTCTATAAAAAATATTGATAGTTATAATATGATTGCTGCAAATTTGTATTTGGGAAATATAGACGCACTAAAAGATCAAGACAAATTTGATCTAATAGTAAATTGTACTAAACATATACCACTCGCTACAAAATGTGAGCAAACAGTACGAATACCAGTGGATGATCATCCAAGTGAATCTGAAAATATGATGAAAAACATAAAAGAAACAAATGTTCTTGAAAAAATACATATACATAGAATCAATAATAAACCGGTTTTAGTACATTGTCATGCAGGTATGCAACGCTCTGCTACAATAGTTGCATGTTATTTAATACATTATTATAAGATGACTCCAGAAGAAGCTATCCGTTTTATACGTTCCAAAAGACCTGTTGCATTTTTTCCAAAACCAAATTTTTTACAAGTAATACAGAACCCTATTTATCAAAAATAATGGTTTGTGTTCTCTCGTTCAATGTACCAACTGCAATGAGTTCTCCTTTTTTATCTTTTGCTTTTTTGTAACTTTCAAAATCATATACAGTTCGCGTTTTCTTGTCCATTGCATATTTTATATCATTTACAGTTACTCCTACTAATGTTTGTTTTTCGGTTCTCACATTCATTTCTGGTTTTTGAGAACGATCTACTTCTAAAATAGGATAGGAACCGAAATTATTAGACGAAACTTTACCAAATCCATAACAAACTACGGGTTCCTCTGGATTTGTATTATACAAAGAACAATCAATCGCCGACTCTTTTACAGCTGTTAATATTTGTTTGTTAATAGAATCCTTTATTTGTGCTATTTCAAATAAATATTGATCTGTACTGAATGGTATTTTTTCCATTTTGACATCACCATTTTTTTGAACAACCGGATACTCTAATTTACTAACATCGTTTATTCGCATTTCAATATTTTTACTTAATTGGTCTTGTGTAACGCGAGAAATATATACAAATACTTGAACTGTTCTCAATTCTTCTGGTAAATCTTCATGACTACAAATACGACGTGCGCGACCAACAACTTGATCAATACGGACCATATTCCAATAAGGTTCCATTATATGGACAAATCTAGTATTGCGCAAATTGATACCTTCAGCACCTGAGGAGGTAATCATAATTAGTTTTATGACTTCACCATAAAAATTATTTGCATTTGCATTTTTGAGAACACTTACAATCGATGGTGGTACAAATTCCCATGTACTATTATAAATATTACGAATAATTTCTTTTTCTTCTGCTGTTTCTGTACCAGTATATAAGACAAATCTTGGATTTTCTGGAGAAATATCGGCATTATCTATTTGCCATTCACCACTTTTTTTTGATATTTTGAATTCAACGAATCCGTTGGCTTCTAAAACCAATTTAAATATTCCAATTCCCTCCAATGTGCGGAATTGACTATATAACAAATGAAGGCCTTTGTTTTGTTCTTTTTTAATATTGTCTAATATTTTTGGAAAATTTGGGACTATAATTATGCAATTCTCGCTCAATCAAAAATTCTTTGTCGCGCTGTCTTTCTCTATTATATTCTAAAAAATTGTATGCTTCTTTTATTTTTTCTTGGTATTCTGATTGATCTAAAATTCTCATTGTATGATGTTCATTATTGTCGTCTTTTAATTTTAATTCATCGTCAAAATAATCCTCCGCTTTTTTTGCAATATCTTCTGACAATCCATTGAATGCATCAATATCATCTGTAATTCGTAACATGGGACGCGGTTTTTCTATAGGGAATGCAAAATTACATACAGAGCGCGAATAAATACGATATGTAGAAGTAAATTTATCGTCGTCTTCATCTGTTTTTTGCCCCTTCTTTTTTGCATTTGTCTTGCGTTTTTTCGCTTCATCATCTCGTTCATCTTTGCGAATATCCTTATACAGATTGAATTGATGAGTACTCATATCAATATTTATAATATGATAATTAGATCCATCTTTATCTTTTACAAATTGCGGTAATAATTGTTCTTGCGCTGATCTAAAATAAGATGTTAATCCTAATATTCTTCTTTTTAATAAATCCGTATTTACTAGTTCTCCCTTTTGGTTATTAATAAACAATTCATTGAATAATTCTGCATTATCTGGTAAAGCCAACTCTTTTACGATTTTCGGTTTTCCAACTACATTAATTCCTCTGTTCTCTAAAATTCGTATTATTTTTTTTTGAAATTCGGCGTCACTTATATTTCCCATTTCGTCTAATTTAACACCTGAATAGTCTTCAAATGAACCACCGCCTTCATATAAATCAACTTGTTGCACTTTGTTGTATTCTTTTTCACGTTGTAAAAATTCTTCTTCATCTATTTTTTCGCTATCTAAATGGTATTGATTTTCTCGATTATTTTTTGTAAGTTTTTTTTTTACATTATTCATATTATTCACCTTCTTTGTCTTTGCCTTTGATTTTTTACTTCCACCTTTTTTCATGTTTGTTCTCGCATATATATTTACAAATCCAAAAGGATTTCTTGTGATAATCAATTTGTCGCCACTATAATCCACAAAATCATAAGTTGTTAACCCACCATTATGGAGATAATCAATCAATATATCACGGTTTATTTTTTCAGAAGTAGAAATCTGCAATTGAAATGTCCATGTTTTTATATATCCTCGTAACATATTGAATAAAATACCGATTTCTCTAGGAGTATTAATGATCGGTGTTCCTGTTAAAAATATAATTTTGACATTTGTTGCATCCAATAAATATTGATATAGTTGTCCAGCTATAGATTTCTTTTTTGTAATTGCATTTGCGATTCTACTTACTAAATTGTGCGCTTCATCAATTATGACAACTTTATCGTCAAATGGATTTTTCTTTCCGTCATTTGATAATTCATTCATTTTGTTTGCATTTAACCCATTGTAATTTATGTCTTGATATTTACTACGTATCATTTCATTTAATTGTTCATCCACCGATTTTTGATCGCTATCGGTTAGTCTGGCAAAATTGGATGGTTTTGTAATATCCACCATCCAAGCACCACCGTGTTCCGTAATATATTCGGGTGTAAGACCTAATGAATGGCTTAATATGCGTACATTTTGCGGCTCTCCGTTTATGCTAATAAATTCCCAAAATTGATTTTTTTTGTAAAGAACATCACCACATTTTTTCAATTCACTAAAAAAATTCATCTTTAATGATGCAGGTGTCATTAAAACGATTGATTTTCCTGATTTCATACCTTCAGCAATACCAATAGATGTACATGTTTTTCCTGATCCTAATCCGTGATATAATAGTAAACCTCTATATGGTGTATATAAGTTTAAATAATCACGAACAACCAATTGATGTGAAAGTAATTCAAAATCAATAGATTCATTCCTTGCAGTTTTGCAGGAAATTTCTCCTGCATTTTCTGCAATTTTATCACGATATGGTTTTAACATTTTTGATAATTGTGCAATGAAGAGTTTGCGATTGTTCATATAATATGCAGAAACACCCATTTTTACTTTTTGTTTTTTTTGTAATCTATCTGTTATTAAAGATTTTCCTATTTTTGCAACAGACAAGTCAAATGGTTTTTCCAATTCTTCTGCCATTTGTTGCTTATCCTGTTTTGGTTTTCTTCCTCTTTTTTTCTTTGGATCTATTTGTTCTATTTGTTCTAGTGGTATAAAAGCATCTTCATCTAGTTGTTTTATTTTGTCTTCATACAATTGATTTGATTGGCCTTCTTTTATTCTTTTGACTTCTTCCTGAATAGATATATTTACATTTGTATCTTCTTCTATTGGTTTTTCATTTTGCGGATTTTGCGGATTTTGCGGATTTTCTTCTACGATAATTTCTGGAGCGCGAGATAATAATTTTGTTTCAATTGGATTCATCATCTTTAATCGTTTTAAAATAGCTTCTCTGTCAAGTAAATTTGACGCTGATTTTCGTTTGTCTTTAAATATAACTTGTTCTTTTTCTTTTTTCTCTTCTTTTATATCATCTATTTGTATTTCTTCCATTTCGATATCGTCTTTTTTTAGTTCCTTTTTTTCTGTATATATCGTTCGTTGAAATTTAATAGTAAATGATTGTTGTTTTTTGGGATTTTTTCTTTCTTGCAATTCTATAATATTAAATATATTACCCTTTTCATTATCCTTATCCATATATAATATATATTATATACTAGTATAATATATATTATATAAACATTTTGATACTACTAAATAATTTATTATTCATAACCGAGAATAAATTATCATTCATACTCACAAAATATATCTTTACTTGCTCGCAAAAAAATGCATTTCATAATAAGGTTTATGTAGAGACATTTGATAAACAAACATAATAATTTTGAAATAACAACAATAAATGGATTAAAACCTGATTATATTTGTATGCAGGTTCAATTACTGATACAAACAATAATAAAATATTCACAAATAAAAATGGTATTGCTATGTCTGTAGTCGTATTCAAACAAACTAAAAATACATCAAACATAACTGGTAATGCAATAATACCGTGTGTAATGACAAAAAAATTTTCTTTCCTATATTTTTCATCAACTACTATATCCATCATATTTATTATAGAATTATATATACTTACACTATGCAACAATATAGAAATAGATAAAACATTGTATAAATAATCTGTATTATAATAATTTGTGGCTAGTGCTAATATTGTCCGCATATGTATGGAAAGTTGATCATTGAAAAAATATATATAATTATATTTTTTAGGATAAATATAATTTTCATCCTTGTTTTTTACGAGTAAACTATATATATCATAATGATAAAAATGTGATGATACACTTAAAGTAACAACCCCAATAATATCTAAAATATATTTTTCATTATTACTATATGAATACATGTACATACATACTGGAATATTTATGTAATGAATGAATGCACATAGAAAATTTGTCAATACATATGAATTATAATCAATAGTTTCGATCGTATTCATGACACTAATAATATAAATATTTTTTTTTCTTTATATTTTTTACACCTTTTTACATTTCAAATGCCAACCTATATGTCGTCATATTTGAATGTAATTAGTAACCCTTCCCTCAAATAATTCATGGAAAATGTATATGGTCATTTATGCTTATTATAAGTCCCTTTCAAAAATCTTTTAATGCACGCAATGCTGACTCACATGCAATCTGTTCGGCCTTTTTTTTGATTTTATGGATTCCTTCTCCTAAAAACAAGAATATTTTACCACATGTTGACATATGATGATGTATATCTTGGAATGATGTAAAATTAATGCATGATAATGATTTGTAATGTGTTAATCCAAAAACTGGTTGCCCTAAACATAAATATACTCCCATATGATATCCATTTTCTACATTATGTTCTACAACTTCCATATAGTGGGGTGTAACTTTGAATTCTTTTTGTATTCTTACTTGCAATATATTTTTGTAATTATCATCATTTTGTATAAGAGACATCCAATCAACATGTCGTTCAAAAACATTTTCTATAAATATTTGCACCATTTGGAAACCTGGTCCCGTTAAGAATACATTTTCAAACCAACTGTCTTCATCTTTTACTGATAATTTGTTGAAATCTAAAAACATTGCTCCAATAAACGATTCAAACAAACATCCTAATTTCTTCAAGTTTGTTCGTATTTGTTTTGTTTCTGCGTTTTTAGATAAAATGAACCATTTATGAAGACCCATTTCATATGCTAGTTTACCAATCGCCTCATTTTTTACTAATGCTATTTTTTTCTCTGTCATAAATCCTTCATTTTCTTTAGGGAATCTGCGGTATAAATAGTATTTAGTAATGCATTCTAATATACCGTCGCCTACAAATTCTAGTCTCTCATTTGATTTTGTATGAAGTGGTAAACAATCATCTGGTTTAGGAACAATTTGAATATTGTTTTGTTCATTTTCTAGTTGCGGTCGTTTTATATAAGAACGATGTACAAATGATCTACGATACAAATTGAAATTCGTAATAGGTAAATGGATTCCATATTTAGTCAAAATATCCATTACATTTGTTTGTGTAATTTCTTTATTTAGGGGGTTGTATGGATCAAATACAAATATTTCTGTTCCTGATTCAGTTTTCTCAATACGAATATCATCATCACTTAAAATATGATTCATTTTATTGTTTTAAGTAATAAAATGAATGAACTATACTGTATACAATCAATTTTCTATATTATTTTGCAAAAATATTCTTCAACATGAAAAATAAGAACATCGTCAATTTCAACGATCGAAATGACAATATCTGCGAATTCGTTACATTTACAATTAAATGATTATTCGTTCAAAAAAAATATATTTAGCCATTATATAGCATGGGACTTTCAAACGCCGCTAGTAGAGCTAGAAACTATGATCAAACAATTAACAGAGATTGGCTAGGAGGAGGAAACAAGAAAGCTGGTTTCCCTTACCAAGTAGGACGCACTATGTGGTCAACCATCGCTCTTGGAGGACGCAATGTTGGAAACTGCTGTGGTCTTCCTGCTCTTAAAATCACTAAAAATCCTCGTGTAAGACTATCAAGACCTATGGGATCAACTGTTAATGTTCCTTACTGGGTTAATGGTGCACACTATTAAATGGTGAAATCAATTATTTGATATATATGTTATAATACATATCAAAAACAATATGAAAATAGAAATAATATTATAAATATAATGCGATTAATTATTGATAGCCGAGAACATGGACTCCATGAAAAATGCAATACAATAATTGCGAATGATCCGGGATATGTAACTATAGACTCACAGTCTCTACCAATTGGCGATATTTTAATAAAAACAGATGAAGGAAAAGATGTCATGATTATTGAAAGAAAAACGCTTACCGATTTGTTATCAAGCATAAAAGATGGTCGTTATGAAGAACAATCTTACAGATTAAAAAATGCAAGCGGATTTCCACCACATAATATTGTTTATATTATTGAAGGGGTGTTCTCAACATTGAGAACATTTTTGGAAAAAAAATTGGTAATTTCAACAATGGCATCCCTAAATTACTTCAAAGGGTTTTCAGTTATTAGGACATCAAGTATCCAAGAAACTGCAGAGATGATTATTTATATGGCAGACAAAATAGATAGGAATTTCATGAAGGGTGTTTTACCATCCTATTTGGTAGAAGAAATAAATCAAAATCAACAAAATCACAATTTTTTTGTAAATTCGTCTATAAATATTGAGAACCCATTAGAAAATAGAGAACAAACGATAGAAAAATCATACAGTGGATTTGTAAAAGCAATTAAAAAAGATAATATTACTCAGGATAATATAAGCGAAATTATGTTGTGTCAAATTCCAGGTATAAGTTCTATTTATGCAAAAGCGATTCTCAAATTTTTCGGTGGGTTCTCAAAAATTACAAATGAAATCAAAAATGGGACTGCAAACTTTGATAACATCATGTATGAAACAAATGGAAAACAGCGAAGAATTCCAAAAACATGTGGTGCACAAATTATAAAATTCATGCAAGAAATATAATGAGAAAATTATAATTTTTTATGTATAAAATCATATAAAAAATTATGCATAGATATCTGTTTTAGAACCCTTATTTTGGTCATGAATATTATCGCTTTTTTCAGTAAAAGGCCCACTTTGTGAAGGAGGAACGACTTCGTTATCTTTATATTTTCCAGAATCAACTGCATCTTTGGTATAAAGAACACCGCCCCAATTGTCATCCATCGGGTTTTCACTTAAAGATTGTCCTTTATAGGTAGAATCATGAATTGCATCCACCACTGTATATTGCCCAACATGTTGCCCATATGGATCAAACTCGTGATACCCGCCAGTGTTATATGGCGGATTATCTTGATTTGCATCAATGACTTGGATTGCATTTCTCATGATATGTGGTGTATTTGTATTATATATATTTTGCGAATTAGCTAATCCACCTTGCGGTTGAAAAATATCAGGGCGAATACGAAAGACTGATCTACCTTGCGTATTTACTTCTTCTTGCAAAAATAAAACAGGGCAATGAATTCCCTTTCTCTTTTGTATGTCTAAATAATTAATATATTCGTCTAAATTGTAAAAGGGAAGAGGATTAACACCAGGTGATTCCGGGAGTTTAGAATTGTATAATAATATAGCATTTCCCGATTTAATTAAAAGATCAGGGCAACTAGATTCATTATCCATTGATTCTGTAAACCCTTCTTTTTTGTTTTCTATTTTGTACGATGTATGAGTAGAACAAAAATATATGCCCGATGCAAATGATAAAACAAGGAATATTAAAAATACTACAGTAATTGATTTCATTTGTTTATATAAATATACTGGCTATAAATAACAGTGAGACAAAAAAATGATGATCTTTATATTGAGAAAGGTATACTTTTTATTTGAACAAACTGAAAGAATATACTTTTTCATCAATACAATTTTCTAATGTATGTATATATGAAGGTAACCATTTTGAAAATATATGCTAAATGGTGTGGATATTGTCAAAGTATGAGTCCAGAATGGAAAAAAATGAAAGAAATGTTAAAAAATGATACTAATATACATGTATCGCAAATAGAACAAGGTAATATTGCGAAAATGAATAAAATACAACAAAAATACCCTGATCTTCAAATCAATGGTTATCCTACTATTGTCAAAATATATCCAAACAAAAATATTGAATATTATACAGGAAATCGTACTGCAGTTGATATGAAAAAATGGGCAAAACAAATAAATACAAGACAAACCAGAAAAACAAAAGAAACAAAAACAAAACAGTTTAGAAATAATAATAAAACTATAAAAAATACAATTTTTTTTGGAATATTGTAATATAATGAAGTTTGAATGTATAAAAACAAGGATTGTTTTTGCGCTATACAATTATGTTCGTAATACATATACATTGTATAATTCGAATATACCAAATCAAAAATCATCACATACTGAATGTAAAAATAGATAATAAATGACTTGGTTGATAGTAAAAATGAACGAATTTTATATGATATACCATGCATCATATAAAATTGAACAAAAACAATATGTGAATATTTAGAGTATACACAATATGGCAACTATTAAAAAAGCAATTGGTAAATATTTTAGGCTTATTGATTTTCAAACATATGATAATATTGTTGAATCGGAATCCAGTTCGAGCGATAATGATTCAACAAATGAAAATACTAAATTTGCCAAACCAGGCGACTTTTATATTCAAATGTTTGGATTAAATGAATCAGGTGATACATGTTCTATTACAATACCTGATTTTCAACCATTTTTCTATATTAAAGTTGGTGATAATTGGGATCAAGGTCAAGCGAATCGACTATTATCACATATAAGACAAAAAATTAAATTTCATAGTGATTCTATTTTGTCTTGTAAAATAATTGACTATAGTAAATTATATGGTTTCACTGGTGGAAAAAAATCGCGATTTTGTTTGATTACCTTTAGTAATATTTATACTTTCAACAAAGTTAAGAATTTATGGTATGAATATGATAATGATACCAACCAAAGAAAATCCAAAAGATTTACATTTGACAATACAAAACTGGATTTGTATGAAAGTACTATTCCACCAGTACTCCGTTATTTTCATATTCAAAACATAAGTCCATCAGGGTGGGTTTTCATACAAACCAATAAATGTATACTTCTTGAAAGAAAAAAAACTACATGTAAATACGAATATGTTTGTTCTATTAAATATGTAAAGGCGCAACCAGATAAGGAAACCATGGTTCCATACAAGATATGTAGTTTTGATATTGAAGCAAGTTCATCGCATGGCGATTTTCCGCTTCCTAAAAAAACATATAAACGTCTTGCAACCAATATAGTAGAAATTTTTCAAAAACAGCCAAAAGCAATCAAAGACAATAAAACAAGAATACATCAATTGTTAATGAAAATAATAATGACTGCATTTGGTTACGAACGGTTTGCCGATGTTGATATTGTATACCCCATCAACGATCCAACAAAAGAAGAAGTAAAACGGTTGATCGCAGATTTTACCGAAAAAACAATTGTTCTAGATTCTACAGATAGTCGAGAAGAAAGCATTGAGAAACTGTTTGAAAAAATGAAAGAAACTGTCGTTAAAGGAAATGTAGATATAGATGACGATGATTGTCAGGATGGTGAAGAGGATGAATGTGAGGATGCAAATACAAATGAAACTGAAACTTCCTATACAAAGTCCAAGAAAAAAGTAAAGCAAACCACGGTTGTAGATGTTTTAATACAAGACGAATACAGTCGAGATGACAAAATACAATATATCAATAAAATATTCAAAGCTGTGAATTTTCCTAGCATTAAAGGTGATGAAGTAACCTTTATAGGATCCACATTTTTGAAATATGGTGAAAAAGAACCCTATTTAAACCACTGTTTAGTTGTAGGTTCATGTGATAAAGTAGATGGTGCAGTCATAGAATCAGCAGACACTGAAAAGTCGCTTATTTTGAAATGGACCGAATTGATTCAAAAAGAAAATCCTGATATCATTATTGGATACAATATTTTTGGTTTTGATTATGAGTTCATGTTCCAACGAGCACAAGAAAATGGATGCGCTTCTAAGTTCTTGCAATTATCCAGAGAAAAAGGATATACTCCTATGAAATACGATAAATCACTAGAAAAAGAAATACCTGTGTTAGAGAACACTAAAATTCAAATTGCTAGTGGTGAATACGACTTGCGCTACCCAAAAATGATGGGAAGATTGCAAATAGACATGTATGCATATTTCCGGCGCGATTTCAATTTGTCATCCTATAAATTAGATGATGTAGCCGGGCAATTTATTAGCGATAGTATCAAAAAGGTCGTTGTCTCTAATGATAAGACGCTTTTATATAGTAAAAACCTCTCTGGACTGAATGTTGGCGATTTCATACATATAAAAATCAATGGGTTCTCATCTGATTACTATAATAATGGACAAAAATTCAAGGTCTTGACCATTGATTATAATGTAGAAGTCGTAGAAGAATACAAGGGAAAACAACAAACCAATAAATACAATATTATTACGATTGAAGGTTCGGTTTCAATAGACGCCACCGTGTCCATTGAATGGGCAATGTCAAAAGATGATGTGACACCGCAGGATATTTTTAGATTGTCAAAAGGGTCGTCTGCTGATCGCGCCATTGTCGCAAAATACTGTATTCAAGATTGCAACCTAGTTCATCATCTTATGAACAAGATAGATGTGATTACCGGTTATGTAGAAATGTCGCGTATTTGCAGCGTACCTATTAGTTATTTAGTATTTCGCGGACAAGGTATCAAACTCACGAGCTATGTTGCCAAAAAATGCAGAGAAAAAGATACTTTAATGCCAGATTTGGATAAGTCTGGTTCAGGTGATGGGTATGAAGGCGCTATTGTATTGCCACCCAAATGTGCCATGTATATTGATAATCCGGTTGCATGTGTAGATTATTCGTCGCTTTATCCATCCTCTATGATATCACAGAACTATTCACATGATAGCAAAGTGTGGTCTAAAGAATATAATTTAGCAGGCGAATTACTAAAAGAAACAGGTCAAAAAGATAAATGCGGAAATTACATTTATGATAATTTACCAGGATATGAATACATCAACATAGAGTTTGATACATTTAAATACTTGCGACCTGTTGGAAAACCAAAGTCAAAAGAGGTGAAAACAAAAGTTGGTAAAAAAATATGCAGGTGGGCGCAACTTCCTGGTGATCAAAAATCTATTATGCCTTCTATATTAGAAGAACTATTAAAAGCAAGAGCGGATACAAGAAAAAAAGCTAAAACAGAACCGGATCCATTTATGCAAAATATATTGGACAAAAGACAACTTGGTTACAAAGTAACCGCTAATTCGCTATATGGTCAATGTGGTGCAAGAACCTCAACTTTCTTTGAGCAAGATGTTGCTGCATCAACCACTGCTACTGGTCGTATGATGATTACTTATGCAAAACGAATGATTGAAGAAGTTTATGGTGATCGCATATATGAAACTGTTACACATGGTCCAGTAAAATGCAGGGCAGAATATGTATATGGAGATAGTGTTGCAAATGATACTCCTGTAACAATACGTGCAAATGGTATTCCTGAAATAATAACAATAGAGAATTTGGCTGAAAAATATGGTAATAGCTACTGGGTTAAATGCGAAGAACCTGGTAAGCAAGAAAAAGAATATTGCGAATTATCAGGAATAGATTCTTGGACAGAAGCTGGATGGACAAGACTATATCGTATTATAAGGCATGAACTGGCTTCTCACAAAAAAATGATTCGTGTAAAAACATTTGAGGGAAGTCAAGTAGATGTTACGGATGATCATTCCTTGCTGAATCCACAGGGTCTTGAAATAAGTACCAAAACATGTGCGATTGGCACAGAATTATTATCTTGTGCAATAGGTAGAAAACCAACCATAGAGACCATTTATTCCATGGAAGAGGTTGCATATACAGGATATGTTTATGATCTAACAACAGCAAATCATCATTTTTCGGCTGGTATAGGTTCTTTGATCGTACATAATACTGATTCTGTATTCTTCACCTTTAATTTGGAAAATCCGGAAACCGGCGAAAAAATAAGGGGAAAACCAGCATTGGAAATGACAATTGAAATCGCACAAGACGCCGCAAATCTATGTACAAGTTATTTGAAACCACCGATGGGTCTAGCTTATGAAAAAACATTAATGCCATTTTTATTATTATCTAAAAAACGGTATGTAGGTATGTTATACGAAGAAGACCCGAACAAAGGAAAACTCAAATATATGGGATTGGTATTGAAACGGCGAGACAATTGCGATTTAGTAAAAGATATTTATGGAGGTGTGCTTCACTGTCTAATGAATAATTCCAATATTCAGCCAGCGATTGACTTTTTGAACCAGTCATTGAATGATTTAATACAAGGGAAAATAAGTATGGATAAACTAGCGATTACGAAATCATTACGAAGTGATTACAAAAATCCACAACAGATTGCACATCGTGTATTAGCTGACAGAATCGGTGAACGAGATCCTGGAAACAAACCCAAACCAGGTGATAGAATCAAATATTTATTTATAGTAAATAAAAGCGCGAAACTGCAGGGTGATAAGATTGAAACGACGGAGTTTATTATTGCGAACAACCTGAAGATTGATTATACTTATTATATTACAAATCAATTGATGAAACCATTGCAGCAATTATTTGGGTTAGCCATTGAACAAATTTGGGAAATGCAGAACAAAACTTCTGCAATAAAAACATTTAAGAAAGATATGGAACAAACAAAAGCAGAAACAAATGGAGATTTGGAAGCCTTTATGAAGAAACGCGAAAAATACACATCTGCAAAAATAAAGGCATTGTTGTTTGATAAATTTTTGACAAAGATATTCAATGAACAAAATGGTATTCGTACGATTGCCGATTGTTTACACCGATGAATATTTGAAATGGGACACGCACCCTTTACTTCGCTATAGGGCGTTCCATTCAATTCATTTATCGGTAACTGTTGCCCTTGAATCTCTAGTGGGACGCTCTGCTTCGCTAGAGACGTCCCATTATAAATCTTCAAGGGTGTAAAGAGGTAAGTCAATAGTCAAACGAACAATATACATTTATCGGTGTAAATGTATATTATTATTATATATGAAAATCACAAAAATATATTTTTTTATTCTTTTTTTAATTGCAGTTATTATATCATTTCTACTTGTCAATTATTATTATGGGAAACAATACCATCCTTGTAAAAATATAAACTGCCAAGAAAGTGAAATATTTTTTGTAGATGTAAACCCATTACCATATAATTTAGTAAATATATTAGAAAACGCGATTCGCAAAAATGGTTCTCAATTAAATCCCAAATACAATAATAGAAATGCACAAGGGAAAAAAATGAACTATTATGAATTACCGAAAGACATTTGTGACTTTTATATAAATAATACTTTGAAAGAATCAGTATCGGCTGCAATACATGAAAATGTAGAATATGCGGATGAAACAGAAAGATATCGCATTTTTGCCAGATTATATGAGAACGAAGACGATTTTTTAGATTGGCATTATGATAATAATTTTACAGTAGGAAATCGGTACACATTGGTTATTCCGGTTCTTGTTGATTCTGGAAATACATCAGAGTTTATGATACAAGATCAAAAGACGCAAGAAAAACAAACAATACCAATACCATTAGGTAAAGGTGTTGTTTATAATGGTTCTATTACATATCATAGTATATCAAAACAAACAAATGGACAACGGAGATTAGTGATGATTATACCATTTTACACAAATTACAAAAAAACATATAGTGGTTATATTCGCCAAGCGTTTCGCAATATAACAGACGATATGATAACAATATAATTATATGAATCAACAAATCATCAAATTATATATTCTTGCTATATGATATATATGTCTATACAACAAAAAACATATAGCAAAAAGAAACATACCTGGTCGCAAAAATACAAGAAAAGTATAAATTGCAATCATCCTCGCGGGTTTTCGCAACGCCAATATTGTAAATATGGAAGACGAAAAACAATCAAATCAAACAAAACAAACAAAACAATCAAATCAATATAATACAAGAAGCTATATTCGTACATTTCCCGAAATATCAAAAGAAATAGGAATATCAAAAGTATATAATAATTCAGATGCAACAGAATTCAAATCTGTCGGTAAATTTGATAATTCATTATTAACGAAACTGCGTATTGCACTCGTTAAATTTCTAGTAAAATTACTTTGTATAGAAGGTTGTCGTTCTCGTGTTACAGATAAAATAGGTAAAGGTTGTCTATGTCCTATTGTCTCATTCAACAATTCGTCTACGATTTCATCATATTCACTAGCGTTATCGTCTTGGTTTTCTGGGGATTCTTGATCTTGTTCCTGTGCAACATAATCGCGAATATCATATCTGCAAACAGGACATCGAACATTCCGTCTAAACCAATCATATAATGCATTCTTTTTGAATAAATGAGAACAATGCCTGATTCTATATATTTCTTCACCATGCAAAAATGGTTCTAAAGTAATAGGACAATTCGTATTATTGTTTTGAATATTTTCATCAAAGATAACTAATTCAGTGGCAGTGACAATTTGTTGCTGACTCGGTCTTACAACAACATCTTGGAGAACATTCTGTCTATTTCGCAATAAAGGTGAAAATATAGATTGCGTAATAGGAACTGTTCTATACATATATTCTGTATGATCTCGTCGTTGGTTCATATTGAAGGCTTGTTGCCTTTGATTATTAGCAACAATATTCAAATATAATCGTATATTATCATTGTAATCACTAATATTTTTATTATATTGCAACATGATTTCATCAAAATTACCTGAAATATCCATTCTAATAATAATAAACATAAAGATAATTTTTATATTCCTTTATTCATGAATATAAATATAGATATTTCAAAATATGAAAATAAAGGAATCGTTGGTTTAGCAAATTTAGGGAATACATGTTTTTTGAATTCGTGTTTACAGGTTCTCAATCATATTTATGAATTGCATTTTTTGATAGATTCTAAAATACATGCAAAACATGTAAAAGATTATTTGGATGATTCTGTTATTTTGAAAGAATGGAATGATTTAACACAATTGATGTGGTCAGATAATGGTACGATATCACCTAATAAATTCATATTCAATGTACATCAAATAGCCAGTAAGAAAAACAGAGATATTTTTACTGGATGGGTTCAAAATGATATTACAGAATTTCTACTATTTATAATAGACTGTTTTCATAATAGTATTTCAAAAAAAATCAAAATAAAAATAAGTGGACAAGCAGAAAACGAAACCGACAAACTAGCTATTTCGTGTTATGAAGTATTGAAAGAGATATACTCTAACGAATACTCAGAAATAATGGAAATGTTTTATGGCATATATGTTACTTCCATTTCTTCTACGGATAACAAAACAATACATTCCACAAAACCTGAACACTATTTTGTGCTTGATTTACAGATTTTCAAAGGAAATCGAATTTGTCCAACAATATATGATTGTTTTGATTTATTTATAACCCCAGAAGAAATGTCTGGTGAAAATGCATGGTTTAACGACTCTACAGGGAAAAAAGAGACAATCATGAAAAGTGCTAGTTTTTGGAATTTACCAAAAATATTGGTCATTACATTGAAACGATTTTCGCCGGATGGGAGTGAAAAAATAAATAATACTATTCACTTTCCACTAGAAAATTTAGATTTGTCAAAATATGTAAAGGGCTATAATAAAAATAGTTATGTATATGATTTATTCGGTGTTTGTAATCATATGGGAAATGTATCAGGTGGTCATTATACCGCTTTTGTAAAAAATGTATCTGGAAAATGGTTTCATTATAATGATAATATTGTAGAATTAGTTCCAGATCCAAATATAATTATATCCCCAATGGCGTATTGTTTGTTTTATAGAAAAAAAATAACTTGTCGTAATATATAATGAGTACAACAAATATGACAGTTCCAACAAATACAAATGGTCTAACAAATGTATTTTCGCAAACAAGTGTAATATTTATATTTTGGTTTTTAGCAATATATTTTATTGTTTATTTTATTTTAGGTATATTTTTAAACAAAAATAACGGCGAAAATGGATCATTGCGAATTGTTAGAATATTAGACGGTATTATATTTTTATTTGTATTATTGTTTATACTTAGTGGAATTACGAGTACAAAACCCGACGATTTTGGACCGGGTGTTTCAAAATCATTAACAAAATTCAAGGAATTCGGTGAAAATCCTTACTCTATTTTTTCCGTTATTTTGTTCCTTGTAATGTTATATACAATTATTTACATGGTTCGTTTACCAATGACAAAAGAGGCTAAACCTATTAGCATTATGTTGATAGAGACAATTGCTATATTATTATTTATAATATTACTGATATTTGATTTTTTCAAATATATTTTGAAAATAGATTTATTAGCTTTATTGATGAATAGTTTAATTGATTGGTTTAATGAGCCACTACCGACTGAAACTACAAACCCTGCTAAAACTGCTGTAGTAACTACAACTCCTGTAACTGGCAATGAAGTTTTTAATATTCGTAATAATCTTTATACATATGATGAAGCCAAATCTGTATGTTCTATTTATGGTGCAACATTAGCAAACTATGATCAAATAGAAGACTCTTATGAAAATGGCGGAGAATGGTGTAATTATGGATGGAGTGAAGGACAAATGGCGCTTTTTCCAACACAAAAAGAAACTTGGAATAAATTGCAAAAAACAGATAGAGCAAAAAATGCATGTGGACGACCTGGAATAAACGGAGGATTTATTAAAAACAAAAATGTGCGTTTTGGTGTAAATTGTTATGGAAAAAAACCAAAAGCTAGCGATAAAGAAAAGAATATGATGAATGCAAATATTGAAGATAAAATTCCTGAATCAGAAGCCGATAAAATATTGCGCACGAAAATGGATGTCTGGAAAAAAAATGCCGACCAATTTTTGATTGTAAATTCATTTAATAAAAAGAACTGGTCAGAGTATTAGATTTTTTCATACAGGTAAAATATCATTAGTATAATGAAAGTATATTTTGTAAAAGGATTCATTACACCTTTGCACCTTTACACCTTTTCTCATATAAAATGCCCATTTTATTTTCTATCTGTATAATCCATCCGTAACATTAGTAATTTTTGAGATATATGCTTACCAAATACATAATTTGTTTCATCTATGTATGGTTTATTATATGTTTTTTGTTTAGGATGTATTGAATGACACCAATATTTGTACATATACCAATGTATCATGTTACTAGAGATACTTTGTTCTATTATATATTTATAGTGAGAACGATTTTTTATCATTGGAATTGTAACCTTGTATGAGTCTTTTATTTTTTTAATAATATTAAGATTTTTTAAGTTATTGTATTTTTTATCATTTATATTCAATCTACAAATAAATTTCCCATTTCTCCAAATATGGTATCCATAATATTCCAGAATTCTATTTACAATTTCATTCGGTAAATACAATTGTAAACAAATTTGTTTTGTTTGTTCTAAAATTTCCATTTTATTTTAATATTTATTAAATTCTATAAATAAATTTCTATAAATAAATCAATTTTATATTTTTTGGGCATTTTAAATCAGAAAAGGTGTAAAATGCCGATTATATATGAGTATTCTGCCTTTGGCAGAATAGTCAAGATATAAAAGGTAATTTATCGGTTGTAAAGGTGAAAAAATAAATTATTAGTATTGCAATAATAATTTATTTGCGCGATTTATTTGTTTTTGTTTTCTTTGATTTTTTACCCGCTTTTTTTGTTTTTCTTTTTCCACCGGTCGTTGGGTTTTTTTTCATTGGATTCAATGATCCAAAAAATGATCCAATTCTTCCAATAACACTTGATTTTTTTTCAGGGGGTGCGACAGGTACTGATTGTAGTAGTGCTGGTTGATTTGCTTTTGACAACGGATCCATTATATAATAAATAAATATATTTATGAAAAGAACATTAAATATCCTCCTATAAAATGTAATACAATGGATAAAACGAATATAGTTCTATCAAACCCAATATATTTTATAAATTCATACAATAAATAAAAACAAATTAGCAATATTATTAATTTACATAAAATTGTAATAATGATAAGAGATTCCATATATTATTTTGTTGGATTTTTCATAGTTCTATTTTTGTATGTTCTCGTTTTTGATTTTCCTAAATCTTTTCCAACCAAATAAAATAAACGATCAAATTTCGAAGAATCTATAACTCCACCAATTTCATGATGATTATATTCATTCTCTTCTTCTGTAATCCTATTCATTTGTAATCCAACTGGTACGACTAAATTTGTAAAACGAGTAAATGATGGCATTTCTGCATTACTTTGAGGTCCAGCATTATATCCGTATAATATTTTTGATACTGACATGCCACCTGTTACATATTCATTATTATTACTATTTTGAAACATATACAATGATCCCATTATATATTATACATACATTCAAGAGAACGATGCCGACCGATTTTTATAATTGCGTCGTATATCTTTTGTTACAGTTATTTCACGGTTCTCCCGCAAATAATTTATAATAAACTCTACCTGTTTTTTATCATGGATTATTTTACCTAAACATTCTTCTATATATCCAAAAGTGATTGGTTGATATTCTTTTTTTTCATAAAACCGGAGTTCACCATCAGATATTTCTATTTTCGTATTTTCAATGTTGTTTTTACTTGCATAAGTAGTAATTTCTTCTAATATTTTATTTTTCAATGTTCTCGCCTTTTTTACTTTTTCATTTATCAATTTGATCTGACTATCTATCATAACCCATTTTTGAATATTTTCAATAAACTCATTCTTTGTATGTTTTATTTCAATTATTTCAGACATATTCCTATACCCATTCCTTCGTTTTTTTTTATTTGTTATTTATTATTTATTTTTTTATTATATAATAAATAATAAACTTATTTTTTATAATATCTTCTTGTAAACGATACTTTGCGACTCTTTTTATGCCTTCGGTTTTTATTTGTCTTTCTGTAAAAATGATTAGCAGTTACCAATACTGCTGGTACGGCAATATCAGTCAATATACCTGCACCCATTTTTTTATCATTACCACCAATTTTTAACGCATTTACATAAGGTATATTGGGAGGATGTACATATCCATTATTTGAATAGATAATAGGGGGCATGGTTTGTGGTTTCATTGCGTCCATAATATTACCTGCTTGTTCCATCAATTGATTTGTTCTATCTGTTATATCGCCTCCTTTTACTTTAGAAAAGCTTCTTTTTGTATTTGTATTTTTTGTTTTTTTTGTAGATGGGTTGTATAATTGATTTGCAGCAATTAATACAGCAGGAACACCTACTGTTGTTAGCATATCTCCGCCTTTTGTTTTATTTATTTTGTTTGTTTTGTTTTTAATTTGCATTATATATTAACGCAATATTTTTCTATATTTCATATTTTGGTATCTAATAATTGTGCTAAAATATTCTCCTTTATTTTGTGTTTTTGTAATATTTTAAGTAAAATAAAAAACATGACTAAAATCATGACAACAAAAAATATATTATAAAAAGCTATTATCCAAATGTAAATATAAATTTCATTATATATCATACTAAATATCGGTTTCATCATTTCCTTTACTTCTTTTTTTGTATTCTCACTTTTAAAAAAGTCAATACAGGTTTCGCGCAAGTTTTTCATCTTTTTATATTTATATTTTTGCATATTTTCTTTTATAATACAATACGAATTATATACCATTCGTTTCATTTTTTACATATTTTTCATTGTAAACATGCAACAAAATTATTCGTACATATTTATTATAAAAATCTATTTGTTTATGCTATAATGGTTCAAATATACGAAACAAATGATACTTTTAATTTTAATGAATTGCATATAAGTAAACCTCTATCATCTGCTGGTAATTTTATAAGCAGATATACGATAAATGAAAATCCGCTATATATTCAACCGCCAAAATGCACAATAAAGCAACTTGTTGTGAAGCAAGGAAAACGCATGTATTGCGATTTAGTATTCCATCAAGATAATGAACAATTTATTCATTGGATGGAAAATTTAGAGAACAGTTCTCAAAAAATGATTTATAACAATCGTGAAAAATGGTTTCAAACAGAGTTAGAAATGGATGATATTGAGAATTCTTTTACATCACCAATGAAAATATACAAATCAGGAAAATCATATATTATTCGCACAAATATTGCAAGTCATTTAGGAAAACCAACCATTAAAATTTATGACGAGAACGAAACCGATATTTCATATGATATTTTGAAAGAAGGAAGTCAAGTCATGGTTATTTTAGAGATTCAAGGCATTCGTTGTTCTGCGCGCAGTTTCCAGATAGATATTGAATTAAAACAAATGATGTTGTTGAAACAAGTTGATTTATTTAATACTTGTATTTTGAAAAAGAAAACAACAAACCATATATCTACAATACAGGAAGGAAATCATTTAGGAAATATGAATCCTATTTTACCAATACCTTTTGAAGCAAATAATTCGTTTGTTACAAATAATGACAAAGAAAATGAACAAGACCGTGAAAATCAACAAGACCGTGAAAATCAACAAGACCGTGAAAATGAAGAAGACCGTGAAAATCAACAAGACTGTGAAAATGAACAAGACCGTGAAAATCAACAAGACCGTGAAAATCAACAAGACTGTGAAAATCAACAAGACTGTGAAAATGACAAAGAAATACAAAACAAACAGGATGTAACATCGAATCCTATTACAGAAAATTACATAAATTCTTCTCCATCAATAAATAATGATGATATATTTACGATACAAACAAATAATGATTTATGTGAAGTTGATTTTAATTTAGACGAAATAATGGATACTGAGCCTGTTTCCATAAAAAAGAGAAATGATGTTTATTACAAAATGTATCGCGAAGCCAGAGAAAAAGCAAAGATCGCAAGAGATTTAGCACTTTCTGCATATTTAGAAGCAAAACGAATAAAAAATACATATATGCTTGATGATATAATTGACAGTAGCGATGATTCAGATTTTGAATCGGGGTCAGATTCAGAAGAAGAACCCGAAGAAGAAGACGATTCTGGAAATTGAATCATTTTAGCAAAAATAAAGTAAAAAACATCTATAAATAATCGTAATTTGAAAAATAATTTTATCAACCGTTTATATAAACATAAATGTTAAAAGGTTTTACTCGTGGATTTTCCAAATTTTTTACAACTCAAAGAGTTATTATTTTAGTTGTGTTTCTTATTTTAGCATGGGGTCTTTGGTCTTATTCTGGGGCTAAAACATTGAAACTTGATACTATGGAAACTGGTATTACACAAACAGCAGCACCAAAACCTACTGAAGTAGCAAAAGCTACTGAATTACCAGCACCTACACCGGTTCTTTCGGGATACAATGCTCAATCAGCAACAAACCCACAAGATTTATTACCTCATGACCAAAACAGTCAATGGGCTGCATTGAACCCTGTTTCACAAGGAAATATCGCAGCACCTGATCTTCTTCAAGCTGGATACCATATCGGCCTTGATACAATTGGACAAACACTTAAAAACGCCAATCTTCAAGAGCGTTCTGATCCAATCATCCCAAAAGCCGCAGTAGGACCTTGGAACCAAAGCACTATTGAGCCTGATCTTGGTCGCGTTCCTCTTGAAGTTGGTGCTGGTGCCCGATAAACTGAAAAAACATATGTATGCATATGCAAAATGCACAAAAAAATAAAATATATAATGATCGCTATATATATATTTTACAGTGATGTAAATATGCAAAGGCATATTTGTTTTACTCATCACGACGGTGACAAATTTCTAATGGTTTGTAAAAAAATACCGGCAAATATTTTGAAATATATATCAGTATCAATATTTGTTTGCATATATTATCATACATTATTGTAAAAGGGTAATGGTTATATGCAAAAAATATTCCATAAATAATTGTCCAACAGATATATTTATTGTAATTTTTGGTAAATCGTAAATATGAAAATATCTTGAAGGAAGAAATCTGAAAAATAATATAATCAAGTCGCAACGAATTGTATACATATATATTGATTATCAGCGATAATCCATATAAGAAATGCCAGTTATTTTTTTTTATTATATTTTTACGGACTAATGTCATTAGAAAAGAAGAAAACTGAATCGCAAATAAAGGTGAAAATGCACTATCTATATTACCAATCATAAATAATGTCGCACATATCTGCATTTTACTATGAAACATAGTTATTTTATGTTTCGCTTCTTCTGGAACATCTGTTTCAAATTGTATACCGCGCATAGTTGTACCATCTTTGTAATAATAAGTTACAATATCCGCACCCATCATCGTAAGATAACATACAATTATATTATATACGATGGGTAATTTATAATAAAAAAAGAGTGTGCATAATATACTTCTGTATGAAAATAATAAATTATGTAACCTAAATTCGGGATAAATCATGGGACTTACTGGATTTCTCTTTTGCGGAATTTTGAAATATAAAGAGGATGCAGACAATAAAAAATGAACAAGTAAAAAGGCTATATCGTAATTGGTTGTAAAATCCATATTTTTATAAAAAAAATAGCAATAATACCTATATGAAAAATGGCAAAACGATACAATACCGATTGTTTTATGAACATGATATGGATCTTCTTTTGTTGCTAATTTTGGAATATTTTCAATCTTCATATGCTGTAATAGGGATATTGTAAATATTTTTTTTATATTTTTTTACGACAAATATTTATTATAGCCCATAAATATATATGAATCGCACAGAAATATTTGGTTATATTATTATTATTGGTATTTTGTTTGTAGGTCTTTATATGTATTTAGCAAATAAAGATACATTAGATTTAAAATGTGTTGTTTCAAGTGTAGATGGAAATAAATATTGCGTTCGTGATCGTAAACAAGTAATGGAAGCCGCCGATCTTCTCGCAAAAACTACTGAAAAATGTAAAACACTTGTTGAATATGTGTTCAAAAAGTATCCTAACAAGGATAATGTATTGAGACTTCACGATGGATTTAATCCAAAACAAATAATGGAAACACTTCCAACAAGCGAGTTTACTGCATACAGTGAGAACAAGGGCGAAAAATTAGCATTTTGCTTGAATAAAGTAAAAACAGACAATAATAATTTGATTGATGAGAATACGTTGATGTTTGTAGCTATTCATGAATTATCACATATTGCTACCAAATCTATTGGTCATAAAACCGAATTTTGGGAAAATTTTAAATTTTTACTCACAGAAGCAAAAGCTGCAGGTGTTCATAATCCTGTAGATTATCAAAAAAAATCACAAGAATATTGTGGAATGAAAATAAATGATAATCCTTACTATGATGCATAAATATTTCCACTTTTTTATTATAATATAAATATATATCATAATAACTAGATAATGGATACAATATATAAATTTTGTTTATTAGGAAAATATAACAAAGTAAACCAAATCATTATTTTTGCAAACAATCGCAATGAAGAAATCGGTGAAACCATTTTTAATAGTAAAGAACAAACATTTATTGAAGAAAATAATATACCTGTGAAATTCTCCAAACAACAAATTCACAGAGATGATTCAATTGCAATTATAAAAAATAAAATTTTAAAGGAAATTGATTTTTCCGTATCTTATCACGAATTATATCTATTTAGTAATATTGAGAACCCAAATAAGAATTTGCAAACAATTTTTGACATGACAAGTGGTAAAGAAGGATATATAAATGAATCCAATTTTAAACAACTTATTATGAATCTTGGTATATCTGGAAATTCCGTGGAATCAATTGTCCCAAAAAAACAGTATTTTTTAGAAGATTTGATTTCTCTGAAAGACGGATTAAAAGATGATTCGGCTTACTATAAAATCAGTATTGGTAAAAAATTTAGAGCATTTCACGATGAATTGTTCTCAGCAAATCCATACGATATTTTTGAAACAACTAAAATATATCATAAATCAAGTAATCCACTAGAATCTTTTGAAAACCAAATATTATTGAATAATAATGATGGCGTTTTCGTTGATAATATGATTTCTGTTTGTCTTGCAGAAGATGTTCTTGAATATGTGGAAGAGAAAAATATAAATATGGAAATCATTATTTCCTTGTATTTTCCTTTGTTGGTTAAACAAGAGGTTACCAATATAGCATCATTATTGGAAAAACGCGAGAACCTTGTAAAAAAAACAAAGAAAATTGCATCCAAATTCGTATTTGATACATATGAAAGTGTAGATTTATTCTATAATATATATAATTCCAGATCAAAAGAATTGCAATATGAAACAAAGGGTATTAGTATTTTTTCTTTGTTTATAAATCCCGAATTCAAACACATACTTCCACTGGATATTATTTTTAAGAATGTGCATGCAACCCAAATTATTCCATTTATAAAATACAATCCTGGATCTAGACGCGAGAACATTTACAGATTTTACAGTGAAGATATTACAAAATATGGAACCAAAATACCCTTTTTATCGGCAAAAACAATATTAAAACTAGCAAAGGAAACTGGTAAGAAAAAACAGATTTCGTTTTCTATTGAAAATGAAAATGGCGATTTCTATATTGATATTCAAAACAATGGAAGTATTCATATTTCCGGAAACAATTTTAGAGAACCGATGCAATTAGATTATTTAAACAAAGTAATTCAATCCATTGTAAATCCAGTAATTGATCATATGAATGATTTTTTGAAAAAGAACGGTTATGAAATAAAATATTTTCAGGATATTCGAAAAAAAGATATTGAATTAGAATACATAAAATACGAATCTACTATAAAAATAAAAAAGGAGATTCACTTTGCAAATTATATAAGGTGTTTACAATCTATTTTTGAAATGAACGAGAACATGGATATTAATAAAGGGTTACAATTGCGATTTAAACGTGTTGAAAATTATAATGAAATGGATGAAGAGACTATTTTTATTGCATCATTGTACAAGAATAACAAAACAGACAGATCCATTGTAGAAGAAATATCTGTGAAATATAATATTTCATTTGAAGAAGCTGCTGTAAAATTATCCAAATTTGTAAAAAACAATCAATCAAAAAATGCAAATGCAAAAATGATTGTGGAAAGTCCTGGTATTTTAATAAATATGAAAATAGATTCGTATGATGATATCTTAAAATATGAAATTGAAACAGATAACAATACTATTCATATTCATATTGATTATATTGATATTATTACTATGTACATAGATTCTATATTACGCATGACACAAGAACCTGCAAGTACTACAATATCCAAAAATACTATTTCGCGCATATGTAAAGATAAGGTCATAAAAACAAAAAATATGGAAAAGTTTGATACAATAGTTACCGGTATTGAAACGAATGATAATATTATGTTTATGGATGTATATGAAGAGGATGAATTTATTTCTAATCAAAAACAAAACCAAAATATAGAGGGTATGGATATATATGATGAAGATGCTATAGAGAGTACAGCATTTGGTGATTTGAAACAATATGAATCTGTTGATATTACAACAGATATCGAAGATATAAAAGAATATGAAAACGAAGAAGATTTTGAAATTTTATCACCTATAGAAGAGTCAAAAGAAAGAGAAAAAAATGAAACAGAATCAAAAAGTAGCAACAGTAATTCAAATATATCAAATATTAGTTTGATGTTTATGGGAGAAGAAGAAAGTGACGCTGATTCAAAAAAAAGTGACACAGATGCACAAAATAACAAAGGCGGCGCTAAAAAGAAAAATCAATCCCAAATACAAGAAAACGATGACGAAGATGTTCTATTATCTACCAATGAGAAAAAATTAGACGGCATGTTTTTAAAAGACAATAACAATAATATTTTTTTAAGCCGATTGAAAAAAAAAGAGCCGACCCTTTTTTTATCAGAAGACGATGGAAAATTCAATGCCTATTCTACATTATGTCAGGCGAACCAACAAAGACAACCTGTTATTTTAACACAAGAAGAAAAAGACAAAATAGACGAAAACGATAAAGCAAGTAAATCAAAATCATATAATCATGCACTTGAATATGGTACAGATCCTGATAAAAAATACTGGTATATTTGTCCAAGATATTGGTGTTTGAAAACGAATTCATCTATTTCAGAGGCAGATGTCAAAGCCGGGAAATGTGGTAAGGTCATACCAAAAGGCGATAAAGTAGTAAAAAAAGGACACTATGTATATGAATTCAATCATCATATACAACACCGTAGCAAAGATGGTTCATATAAAGAAAATACTCCAGGATTTTTAGAGGGATCTCTTCATCCAAAAGGATTATGTCTTCCTTGTTGTTTTAAAAAAAATTGGGATTCAAAAAGTCAACTAGACCGGCGTAATGAATGCTACAAAAAAAATACGGATGATGAACAACAAATGAAAAAAGAAAAAAAACCCAAGAATGCAAAACAAGAAGAATATGTATATGAAATACGTAGATATCCTATTCCGCCAAAAAGATGGGGATTTCTTCCAATATCAGTCCAACTTTTTTTACAAATAGACAATTCATTGTCCGTAAATCCAGATAATAACAAATATTTACGAGATGATAAAACAACCACCACATTGTTAAGATATGGCGTTGAGAATTCAAGAAATAAATCGTTTGTTGCATGTATTGCAGATATTTATGCATATGTCAAAAAACTAAAAATTATACCATCTATTAGCGAAATGTGCGAAATTATTTTGAATGCTATTTCAATAGATTTGTTTTTAAAATATCATAATGGTTCTCTAGTTTCTATTTTCAGACCAAAAACATACGAAATTGACAACATTGATCCTACAAAATACGAATCATCTGCATTTATAAATAAATTAGATAAAAGTAATGATACTCATTTAGATTTTATAAATGATACAATTGCTTCTTATGAGAATTTTGCCATGTTTCTAAAAAATAAAGAATCCTATATAGATCATACTTATTTATGGGATATTGTATGTTCTCCAAACCCAAAATTATTTCAATCTGGAATGAATCTATCTATTCTCAGAATAAAAGAAGTTGATATAACAGATGATATTGAACTATTGTGTCCTACTTCAGTGTATTCTTCTTTATTATACGATTTAAGAAAGGAAACAGTTATTTTATTAAAACATGATGATTATTATGAGCCTATTTATTTATTTAACAATATCATAGAAAAAACTGCACCTGCGAATATAATTAAAAAAGAATTATTTATAAAAAAAACATTCTTAGAAGATACTGTGATTGATTCCATTAAAGAGGTTCTCAAAGTAATTAGAAATTCTATTCAAAATTATTGTCCACCAAAATCTAGCATGCCTCGAGTATATACATTCAAAAAACCTATACAAGCTGAATCACTGAAACTCATTTTGTTGAAATACAAATTTAAAATTAGAGACCAGGTTCTCAATTATCAAGGAAAAACGATTGGATTTTGGATAGCAGCAAAAGAAGATGGTATTTTATTACCATGTTTCCCAACATCACAATTGCCAGATATTTCTGTCAAATTTATGGATGACGAATCTTTATGGAATGATTATGTGACAACAAGAAACCGACTTAAAAAAATATATAGTATAACAAATGGTGAAATTCCTTGCAGACCTAAATTCAAAGTAATGGAAGACGGATTGATAATTGGTATATTGACAGAAACAAATCAGTTTATAATGATTTCAAATCCAACCGAAAATATTGAAATGGACGGTATACCTCTAATAAATGATGAAAATTATATATTAGCAGATAAAGAAATATCTCGCACTAAAACACAAGACGAATTGCGAATTAAAACTATAAAAATGATTACATTAGAGACACAATTTTATAGCGCATTTAGATCAACTGTAAGAACATTATTGAATCAATCCAATAATAAACTATATAAACAACAAATTATGGAAATTATTGAAAATCCGCGATATTTATACAAATCGAAACTAGAAGTAATAGAAAAAATCATACGAAAAATATGCAAAAATATGGTTGTTTTCAAAACATTTGATGAATTGACACTTATGTCATTAAATGAGATAACAGATTGTTTTTCAAATCCTATAGAAAAGAAATACTGTTTTCTTCAGCCTTCTGGCGAATACCAGATTATTTTACCAGATACTCATCTAATAAGCGGTTTTAAAAATGATACAATATATTATTCGAGAATTGCAGATGAATTTATTCGTTACAAACGCATCCAATTGTTTATGATGGATACAAAAATGTATTTGAATATTACCAATACTGATTACAAAATAAATGAAGATGAGATGATCATGTTGGAATCATTATTAACAACTGAATATTTCAAAAGTATTGAACCATATGAACATGGTAAAAATACAAAAATCACTTATGAAACAGCAAATCCTGTATTGACACAAAAATATTCAAATAATATATCTATAGAAACACAAAAACAAATGGTTATGGAAGATACTATGAAAGAAGAAATCCAAGACAAAATGGGTATTGAATGTATTATAAGAAAAATACCTATAATTGGTAATGCAACATCACAATGGAAAAATTTTTTTCCAAATACTGCAAATGAGATCGAATTATATGCATCTATTAAATGTAGTTATTATCCTATTCTATATATTTATAATAAATTATATAATGTTCAAATGACAATAGAACAAGTAAAACAAAAATTAGCAGTTGAGTATACAAAATATATGGAAAAATATGAATTAGTCATTATTGATATCTTGCGAAAACAGGGAAAACGAGATATGATGGATGATATTCGCAAAAATAAATATACATTTGATACAGCAATTGCATCAGAAGTATACTTTTTATCGACGCTTGATTTATGGATCCTTGCAATAAGTGAGAAATTACCAATTATATTATTTCATCAAAAAAAATTAAAGAATTTGATTGCAAATGTAAACTGGCTTAAACTAACAGATCCACCTACATATACATCTTCAAAATATTATTTTATAAGAGTTCCTACTGAACCCAGTATTCCTGATAATTATTTACCGCAATACAATATGATAACACCTGGATTTAAATCTAATTCAAAAGAAATAATAGAATTATTTTCTAATAGTTCACCTAATTCCCAAATGTCAATTGATGCGTTCTTTGATGCAAAAATGAAATCGTTGAATCCATAGAAGGAATCAATTGTATACACCTTTTTATATTTCAAATGCCGATCCCCTTCGGGCTCTTCTGGTCGGCATCTTGGAATGTAATTAGGTAACTGTTACTTTGTAACCGATTGAAAGGTGTAAAAAAGGAAAAATAATAAAAATAATAAAAATAATAAAAAGAAAAAAGTTAAAAATATATAGTATATAGAATATACTATATACTATTCGTATATGTATCAAATACCTATTCCTCCTCCAAAAAATCCAAACCAAAAAGAAATGTTGTTTATTTTAACATGCGTTGGTTTTTTTTATGTTGTACAAAAAATAAGGTATAAATAGTACATGATACAAATTTATGGTTCATTTATTCCAGATATATCAATTATATTATTCATACATTGATTCAATATTCTTATGATTTCATTTTTATTGTCATGATCTATTTTTTGTATAAAATCTAATTGATATGAATTCAATTTTCTATAATTACGAATATCATCTTTTATCATTTCAAAGTAATCAACGCTTAACAAATTACTATTTTTATTATTATAATAATTTGGTATTATAACATTGCTATTATTTAGACCGCTTTCTTGTGGTGGAGTCCAATTATCATAATCAGTATTGTTACTTTGTAATTCTTGTATATCTAAAATTTTTGCCAAAGGTTTATTTACATTTGCAGTAATTATATATTCCTCATTTGTATATCCATCATTTGTATATTTGTTCACTGTATTTTCATGCATTTTATACTAGTCAATATAAATATTTTTTTTATATTTTTTCTATATAAATATTTTTGTTTTTTATTCATATTTCATACAATTATTATATCTATTATGTACTATATCTACAACCGTTTTTCCATCCAATACATTTTCTGTTAATAACAGTTGTTTCAATACATGTACCTGATTATTTTTTTCTGTTAAAATTTGTTTTGCATTTTTATAACATTCTTGTACAATGTTCATGATTTCCGTATCTAATATTTGCATGGTACCATCCGAATATGATTGCATTTGATTATTAGAAAATACTTCCATTTTATTTCCCATTCCGTATCTTTCAATCATTTCTCGTGCTAATTCATTTGCCTGTCTCAAATCTTCGGATGCCCCAATAGAAACAAATGATTCTCCATATTCAATAGTCTCTATTGCCTTTCCACCAAGAGCAATAATAATTCTCTTCAATAATAAATCCTTTGTATATAATCCAGACTCTTGTACATCAGGGTACTCCCCGAATAATGTATATCCTCCTACACCACTATATGTTGATTTCATAGATACTTTTTTCAGTTCAAAATCATTTTGAAAATAAGCGGCAATTACTGCATGTCCAATTTCATGTAATGCCACACGTGTTTTAGCAGATAAAGTTCTAGTGTCTATTTTTTTAGTAATTCCTACCAAGATTTTCTCTAGTGCATCATCTATATTTTGTCTAGTTATAACTGTTTGTGCATTTCTTGCTGCATATATCGCGGCTTCATTCAGTAAATTTTTTATTTGTGCACCCGAAAATCCACCAGTATTATCTGCTAACAATTTTGCGTTTATGTTATCTTCCATATTTTTATTTTTCAAATACAAATTAAAAATGGCTTCTCGTGATTTTGCATCTGGTAATGGCACATAGACGAGTCTATCAAATCTTCCTGGTCGTAATAATGCATCATCTAATACATCTCTTCGGTTTGTAGCAGCAATTACAATAATACCTGAATTTGAATTAAATCCATCCATTTCAGATAGTATTTGATTCAATGTCTGTTCTCGTTCATCATTTGTATTTACCATATTTGCAGACCCCCTTTTTCTACCGACTGCATCTATTTCGTCAATAAAAATGATAGACGGTGAATTCTCACGAGCTCGATAAAATAAATTTCTAACCTTTGATGCACCCATTCCTACAAATAATTCCACAAATTCGCTACCAGACATTGAAAAAAATGTTGCATTTGTTTCACCAGCAATTGCCTTTGCCAAAAGCGTCTTTCCTGTGCCAGGTGGTCCATCTAAAAGAATTCCTTTTGGGATTTGTGCTCCAACCTTTTCGTAATTACTCGCATTTTTAATATAACTCACAATTTCTCCACATTCTTCGAGTACTTCCGGACTTCCTGCCCAATCTGCTAAAGTAATATTTACAATTGATTTGTCTACTATATTATCATTATCGTTTTTCATAAATGCAAATGGTCCTGGCATCATTTGGTTTCTATTAAGCGTGTTTCTTCTAAAAAATAATGAAAATATATTTATGATGATAGATAATGCAATGGACATTATAGCAAAATCAAACAAACCATTTGCAATTGATATACCCATATTATATATACTTTGAGGGCGTTCTAGAATAGATGTTTTGATAGCATTTTGGTTTGCATTCTCTATAATTTTGTCTGTCAGAATCGGGTTAGAATTCACTACATGTGACAAATGATAATCTTTATTATCTACAAAATAAACTTGTTTAAGATCATCAGAAAAAGAAATACTTTTTATTGTTTGTTCTTTCATTCCATTATATAATTCGGTTAATGATGCAGTTTCTAAAGGTCCATAATCCGTATTTTTTACATTGTATAATTTGCTTGAGTATTTATTATTATGATTTGCATGAATACTATTATATATAAAAGAAGAATATTTACCAGCGTATTTTGAAAAATGAAACGAATTTGATCTGTAATAAAATATAGATAATAAAAAAGCAATATATTTCATTATATATACATATGAAATATATCTTTATATAATTTACGGTTTCTACTTGTTTACATATAATGCGGTTTCATAAGTATCACCATAAGATATATTCATTGGGTTCTTTTGTTTATGAAAATAAGAAAGATCGCTTTTTATACTTCTATAAATAGGTCTTATTGAGTTTAATATTTCTTTTTTTATTGCGTCTTTTGAATAACATATATCTATACAATTACCTTGTTTACTTCCATCTATTCGTTTCCATACAGGAAAATTTGTAATAATATTATTTAATAACTTACTGTTTGTGGATAACGATATAAGTCTATTATAATCAGCATTTGAAGCAATAATTGGAATAGGTGGAGGAGGTCCAACAGGTGTATTCATAATAGTAGTTTGCGATTGAGTACCATATATATCAAATAATGTTTGCATATCATAGTCTAATAAATCTGCTACTAATGGTAAATATGTACCTAAAATAGTTACTTTGTAACATGTACTTTGTAAACATCCACTAACTGTATCTACATCAGTATTATTCAAAAGACATATAAAATACATTTTTTCTAAAAAGTCTCGCAACCCTTTTATAGTATGAATATCTGCGCTATTGTTACCTGAAGGTATACTTACTTGGTCTTCAATACCTTCTATTAAAATTGATTTATAACTAATCAAAAATACTAGGACAGATATCAAAACAATAATGTATAATAAAATGTGCGTTTTTTTCATATAGTATTTATATATATATATTACCGATTATATAATATATAAAAAAGTAATTGTTTACTTTTTTATTGATCAATAAAGAGATCATTTTATATTCAATATAGATGCGCTAATAATACTTCTAAAAAGATAATCATTGAAGGTTATTATGTTAGTTGATATAGTAGAACCTATTAAAGCGTTTATTTGGTCTGTTGAATTTTGAGATAAAGATATTAATGTTTTTATTTTTTCATAACTGCTTTTTTTACAGATAGATGACAATTTATTTACTGCATTTATTGATTTTAATGGTCCATCTTTTATACTTGATAAAAAATAAATCTTTGATATATTATAAAGACTACTATTATTTACAATTGTATTTATTACATTCATATAGTTTGTTATATCTGCACAATTTTTTATTGTCATTATATTTGTTTTCAATATTATTTTATTTATATTTAATGCCTGATTTATTGCATTATCATATACATCATAATAATATCCTTTAGTGTGAAATCTGTTATAAATAATATCTCTTTTATTTTTCAAGTATGTTATATATGAAGCATATTTCAACATAGAGAATCTTTGCACTACATTATTTTCTTCTGAAGATATTTCTTCTGAAGATATTTCTTCTGAAGATTTTTTTTTTGAAGATTTTTTTTTTTTTTTTTTTCTACTGCGTAAACCTTCCATTATGGAAGTATTATACATTTCATCATTTAATACAAATATTGGTCCAAAATAAATATATATAAATTGCGATAGTATTATCACAACTAACAATAAAAAAATGCTTGTTATATAATTATATTTCATTTACAATATAATTATATTATTTTTCATTTTTTATTCTATACAATTATCATATTCTTTATGAACAATAGTCGCATATAACAACGTATTGAATCATCATGTTATTTTTCAGTAATTTTCAATAATAAAAGTTAATGTGAAGTGCAATTAAATGTGTAAATAACTCTACACTAAAACCCCATATCATAATTATCTTGACATATACCTTCATTTTCTTGATGTATCGCAGATATATTATTGCGAATAATAATAGAGTTTCGTGAACATACATCCGTATTAGTTTCTATTTTTCCAAAGAGTTCTTCTATTTGTATATTATCATCTTTTATTGACACATCATAATCAGATAATTTTGATATCTCTTTCATATCCAATATTACATTGAATGATCCTGTTCCATAATAACCATGTTGACCACACATTACATTTGCAGAAACACCGCGCATTTCATCAAAATCAGCATGACGTGCTGCATCTAATAAAATTTCTGTATGTACTTCAAATGTTGCCTTTGCAATAGGACCTATATTGTCATTATGTAATCCAGATCTAAAAATAGCAACCATATTTTGCGTAACTGTCATCCTGTCACATAATAATGATAAATGATGATAATTAATATAAACATCGCTAAATTCCATAACATCTACAAATTCATTAAATATAATTTGTCTAGCTGCTTCAATACCCAATACATTGAATATTTCTTGTATATCATTTCCATATGTTCGCGATGCGTCAATAAAATCAGTACCTAAAACTTCTAATAAATTTGTACCAGTTGTATCCAATATCCAAGTATCTTTTCTCACATATTTACCTTCTTCTTTTACAACCATATTCTGCAGCTTTCGCGGAAGTACATTTTCTATACCATATACTCCTCTTAATACAATATTGTTCAATAATGTATCTTGGAAATTCTTCAATAAATATATTTCGTCACTTTGATCTAATGACTGAATGGCATCCTTTTTCTTTTTAAATGTATTACTGTTCATTCTAATTCTAAATACTAAATTAGAATCATTGTAATCCGAGTATACGCAGTGAATATCTGGATTTACATTTTTAATAGCAAAATGTATATCATCCATTGTAATATTTTTATCCAATAATGTCTCTGCATCTAATTCCATACGAATGATCCATTTTGATTTTTGTGAGGGCGTTGTTTCATCTTCTGTACATTCACGAATCATATCTTCAAATTCATAGAACTGGTCAATAATCTCTTTGTCTTGTTCCATAAAAGATGATCTTTCTAAAGGATCAAAACATATTTGCATAGATTTTACTACATCAATTAATCGTGTATGTTCCAACATATTTGCATATGTAGTTGCTCTATCCTTATCCGTCTCGTCAATCTGCTTTAAATGTATAGTCAAAGAAGGATTCTTTGGGTTATCTGTTAATCTAAGTATTTCTTCTATTCTAGGTACACCACGGGTTACATTTGATTTGGCAGCAACACCTGCCATATGAAAAGTATTCAAAGTCAATTGCGTAGTAGGTTCACCAATAGATTGACCAGCAATTACACCTACCATTTCACCAGGATGCACTAATGCCTGTTTATATTTCAATACGATTGTCTCCATTAATAATTGAATACCCTTGCGATGAAATCGTTTATTTACTAATAAATCACGAGGTGACAAATAATAGTAATACAATATTTCAAATAATGGTGTTGGCGGTGCAAAATACAATTGTTTGATAGTTTCAAATGTTTCTTCAATTAATTCAAATGCTTCCAATGGAGTTGTATCTGTTATTGAATGACTGTTCAAATTGAGTTGTCCTTGAATATTTGCAATAATATGTTGGAAAGCAACAGGGACTTTTACTGTATTTTCATTCTTATATTTGAAGACATTTTTCACGATAGTTTCACGAACATCTAGCATTTTATCAATATACATTTTGGTTTTTTTCATTGTCTCTGCTTTTTGTTTTTTCATTCTAGTAACAGTTCCTTTTGTATATATACGCAAAATATCACTCTTTTCATCATTGATTCCTGCTATATCATAATGTAAATATACATCTTCAACACTCATACCAACTAAAGGAATTGTTTGATTTTCTGCTTTTGTGGAATCAAATCCATCATCGCCATATTTGAATTGTATGATTTTTCCGCGATTGTTTCTTACTGTCATATCATATTCTACCTTTAAATCTTCCAAACCCTTAATAAGTCTTCGCTGTATATATCCAGTAGACGATGTTTTTACAGCAGTATCAATAAGACCAATACGACCACCCATTGCATGGAAGAATAATTCTGGTGCGGTCAATCCAGAAATATATGAGTTTTCAATAAACCCGCGAGCAGCAGGTGAATCATCAAATTTCTTATAATGAGGTAATGTGCGGTCATTGAATCCATAGGATATTCGTTTTCCATCCACATTTGTTTGACCAACGCAAGATATCATTTGTGATATGTTCACTAAATTGCCTTTTGATCCAGAATTTACAATCATCAAAAACCTATTATTTTTACTTAGACTTTTACGACCTTCTTTACCAGCTTGTTCTGTCGCTTTATTCAAAATATTGTTGATATTTGTCTCAAATTGTACCATATTTGTATTGGACGTGTCATTTTCAAAAATTCCCAAATGTAATTTTTCCAACTCTGTCTGTACTTCCATTTTTTGAGAACTAATAATTTTTATAATCTGTTCTTGTGTCTTTTTATTTGCAATCAAATCGCTTACGCCTACACTGAACGAACTAGATTTCATGTATTCTGTAATAATATTTTGGAGATCATCTATGAAGTTCGCTGCAGCATGCGGACCAAAATCATTGAATATTCTATGAACAATACCCTTTGTACTAGCACCTAATACACTTTTTTCAATTTGTCCACGAATATACTTACCATTTCTTATCTCTAGCACATTATTTGATGTAGCAAAATCTTCATTCTCATCAAACAATTTCGTACCATATTTTAATGTGAGTGGACCAAGTATTTGTGACAATACATCAAAACTCGTCAAATTATCTTTGTTGTCTAGTATTTTATTTACATCTACATCCGCGTACATCATGAGTAAATTCATGGTTTCTCTAGGTGTCAATTTGATATTTGGTCTTGTAAATCTAAAACATCCTAATAACGAATCTTGATAAATACCAATGACAGGCGAATTACCTGAAGGACTAATCATTTGATATGGGATTGCAGCTAGATGTCTCAATTCCGTTTCTGCTAATACATTTTGTGCCAAATGCATATTCATCTCATCACCATCAAAGTCTGCATTATATGGTTTTGTATTACAGACATTCATTCTAAACGAATCACCTTGTTTCATGATCTTGACTATATGACACATCATAGACATTCTGTGAAGAGATGGTTGCCTATTAAACAAAACTGCATCCCCATCCATCATGTGTCTATGAACAATATCACCATTAGCTAATCGTATAGAGTTAATATCTACATATCTCAATGAAATGAATTCGCCGTTTTTTCTTTCTATATTTTTAGCACCTGGATGAATATCCGGACCATTCTGTATTAATTTCATCAAGAAATTGCGGTTTCGATCATTTACCTTGACTGGTTTTGTCAAATTCTTGGCAATTTTCAAAGGAACACCCAATTGATAAATAGATACATTAGGATCACCTGTAATTACAGAACGGGCACTGAAATCTACTCTCTTTCCCATTAGATTTCCTCTAATTCTTCCATTTTTAGAATTTAGTCTTCCCATTATGCATTGCAATGGTCTACCAGATCGTTGCGCCATTGGAACTGCTCCTTTTATCTTGTTATTTACAATCATTGCTACAAAATATTGCAATACAGAGGTTAATCCGTCAATAACAACCGCTGTAGTATCTGGTTTTTGCAACTTTTCAAATAAATCGCGATTTGTTTTGATGATATTGCTATAAATATGTGTCAAATCATCTTCCGATCTTTGTTGAGCATCTAATTTAACAGAAGGTCTAACTGCTGGTGGTGGTACAGGTAATACTTGACATATCATCCATTCAGGTCTTGAAAATGTAGGACTAAATCCCATAAAAGATATATCTTCATCTGATATACGCCTGAAAATTTTCAATAGAATTTCGGGTGTCAATCGCATATTTACTTTCTTGTTCTCTTTTGTACCATCTTCTGCTTCTGTTGAAATGTTCTCCCATATAGCATATATTTTTTCAAAACCTTCTAATTTTATTTTATCTGGTTGTCTACATCCACAACCATCATCAATTGCTTCACCGCATCTGCGAACTTTGCTAGCAATTGGCGAAACATATGACCATCTTTTTTCTAATGGATAATCTAAAATATGTTTGTGTTGATTTTTATTTATCAAAAGTTTACTACATTTAAAACATACACATTTTGTAATTTTCATTATATCTTTTATATGTTGAATAAATAATACGGGTCTAGCCAATTCAATATGACCAAAATATCCTGGATTATCAATATATGTTAAACCATCTGTGGGACAAATAAAACCTGGTTCTAATACGCCCATGCGCGGATCGAACAATCCTTCAGGTAAAGGTTTATTATTCACATATGTATCACGCGTTTTGATTTCAACTACTGAATTACGCCGGATTTCTTCAGGTGATAACATACTAAATTGAATCCCAATAATCCTAGATGGCATAGTTTTTGATTTATGAGAAGTCATAATACTACTATATTATATAAAAATAATATTTTATGTTATTTGAAAATCAATTTTATAAAATTGATTGCAAAAAATATTTACAGATAATTTACATAAACACAAATAGATATTTATATAAATGGTACAAAAGAACACAACTACTACTCCTGCCTCAAAGAAGAAAGGTGACAACAAGAGAGATGATAAGAGTAATAAAAAATTATCTAAAAGAGATCCTGATACTGAATCAGATGAAGATTCTGAAGAAGAATGGGAATCAGAGAGTACAACTAGTTCTGAAGAGGAAACAAGAGTAAGTAAAAAAAAATCTACAAAAAAAAATAAAAAAGACAAGGTCGAAGAAAAATTTGATCCAACTGAATATAAGCGATTTTTGGCATCTATTTTT